GCGGATTGATTACCGCTTTCAGCTACAACAAAAATCTTGGTTTTGATATTGAAAACGCAAGAAATAAAGCCAAGAGCTACGTTGATAAGATGCTGCGAGACTTAGGCGTTAAAAAGCTTTTGTACGTCTCAACAGAGAAATTCACTTGCGGCGTAATAGTTGATTCAGACAACATCATTACGGACGCGCCGCCTTACTTGAGGAATCGAGTAGGGCAAAGCGCAAAGGAGTTGATTGAATTTGTAAAGTCGCAACAAGGAACAGTTTCAATTGGTCAAACATTCACCGAATAAAAGCCGCAATTATGAAAAGCACAGAAGAAAGCCTTCACATATTATTCAAAGCCGCAGAGCGCGGCAAAGGTTGGATTGCCGGAATTGCAGAAGATGTTGAAAGGAGCGCATCAACTCCTGAAACGCTTGAAAAGGCGCAAGCCGGACTCTTGCGGCTTTCTCTTTTTATTGAGGAAAGCGTACTTGAAACAACGCCCGGCGAACGGCCAAAGCCAACGTTCGCTGAAAGGCTGAAAGGGTCGCAACCCGCAATCAGAGTATTGAAGAACACCTTCATTGCAAGCGTTCGGCGCATCTGCACAACCTGCAAATCTGAACTTGAAGTTACGCTTGCGGCAATCACAGAGCGCGGCAAAGCTTTCGATATAAAGCAGGAGGAATACGAGGTTGACGGGTTCAATTGTCCTTGCTGCGCCGCCTTCAATCAGATGCCTAAAAGTTCGTTTTACTCTGCATAAATGGAAAAGCCAGAAATAGCCGCACTTGTGTTTTCAGTCTTTGTTGACCTTATGCTTTTAGGCGCAGTCATACTTGCGGAAACGCAACGCAACAGCCTTGAAAAGAAGCTGCGAGAGGAACGGGGCAAGCATCTTGAAACGCAAACCAAGCTGCGGAAGGAAGTCGCAAAGAAATACCGCTACATTTCTTTGTATATGCAATGCGTACTGCAACGCAGATACGGCAACAGCAAAAAAGGAAACAACTCACCATATTAAAAGCCGCAATGACAACTTACAAAGTAATTGAATCAACAGACCTTGACTTGTTTGAAAAGGCTGTTGCTGAACACAAGAATGACAATTGGGAATTTCAAGGCGGCGTTTCGATTGCCGCAAGAGGAAGCCAAACCCAATATGCGCAGGCGTTGGTGAAGTCGTTTGAAGTAAGCGAAGAAAAGCCGCAAGATGAAGTTGGAAAGCCGCAAGAGTATGTTGAGTATAAGTATTTAGCCAATGACGAAAGAGGCGTTCACTTGTCAGTAAATGGTGAAGAAAGGCTATACAGAGGCGTTCAGCGCAACAACGCCTTCACTTGCGACATTACAAAGATGACGCATTACGGCTTGTCTTTCGAGTGGAACGGCTGCATCATTTCCCGGCAAGCCGCGCAGCACTTAGAGCAAATTTATCCGCAATCATACAGAGCTTAAAACACAATGCTGACAGCCTTTTTAATTCATATTGTCTTTGGAATGCTTTTCGTCATGTACGAAACCCGCAATCAAGAATTAGTTGATGAATTCAATGATGAAATCGAGGAAGATTTTTCAATAAGATTTTTCAACCCGCAATTCACAAAGCTTTTCATCATTCTCTTTTCATTCGTGCTTTGGCCTTATTTGTGGTATCAAATGCACATCAACAAAAGCTAAATACCGCAATGGAAAAAGCATTAATTGCCGCAGTTGTTGTCTTGCTTTGCGCCTCAATAATTCTTTGGATTCGTCAGCACAATATGCTGAACCAATTGAAGCAAATCCGCAGCGAAAGAGAAGAACGGGTTCAGCACTACAAGGAAAAGGTTGAAGGCATCAAAGACAGTATCAGGCTCTTGGAAGATGCGCAGGTTTCAAAGGATTCAGGCGTTTATCTGAATCAAGTCAACTGCCTTGAATACTTCAAGAACAAGCTTGACGCAATCGAGAACCTGTATTATTAAACCGCAATGACAAAGCGCCAACTTGAAGCCGAAAACGAAAGATTGAAACAGGAGCTTGCAGCCTTGCGGAATGCAGGGAATGCGCTGTTCAACTATCATCTTGGAGACGCTTACCCGCACTTGCGCTTACCTACAACGTCAGAAATCAATTGGCCTACACGTAAAGGAGGAATAAGATAAAACCGCAATGAGAAAAGCCAGCTTCACAACCGCAGAGGAATCAGAAATTCAACTTGACTTCATCAAGGATTACGGGCCAACGCATAAAGAGACGGGCGAACCGGGCGTTCTCTTTTATGACCCGGAACGCTACGTTGTCAAGCAGCGCAAATACGGCAAAGACCTTTACCCGGACCCGGAACCGCACCCGCAAGGCAATAAGACTCCTGCGAATCTACCTGCGGAACTTGTTCAGCGCATAGGAGACTTGACAGCCGGGTTGATGACGAAACCCGAATTCCCTTCCGGAATGTCTTGCGACAATTTGAAAGTCACAAACGAAAATCCGCAATACGTTTACAAAGACCCGTTCAACATGACAGAGGCGGAAGCTTTGAACCTGTTAAGGGATGATGACGGTACAGTTTGGGATGCAAGCAAATACAAGCCGACTGATTCAAACGGGTTTATTGATTACCCAAAGCAAGAGTTGATAAAACCGCAATAACACAACAGAGCGCCCGCACTTCAATAAACAGGAGTGCGGGTTGTTCATTTAAAAAAGCCGCAATGAATTACACTGAATGGAATCACGTCACAGTAAAAGAAGCCCGAATGATAATCAAGCAACGTGCTGATTGGGTGAATGTCAAAACACCTTTCGGATATATGCGAGTAACGAAAAAGGAGTTTGAAGAAACGCTTAAAGACTTAGACCAAGACGCAATAGTTGAAATCAGGAAAGCCGCAAAGTTTTCAACTTGGTTTGTCACGAATAAATAAAGCCGCAATGAAGCATCTTAGATTCACCTTTGCACCAACCAATGACGAAAGCCAGCCTGAAACGAAAGTGTGCCTTGCGGGAACAATAAATGATTCTAGCTTGTGCGGACTGAATGAAGGTGTTTGCGAAGTGTCGGGAATACTTGATTGCGAAACAACAGTTGACAAAATTGATTGCGAACAGTGCATTCAAATAATTAAGTACTGCAAACGAGTATATGCAGGCGAAATAAAGAAGTAATTGCGGAATGCGAGAATTAGACAAGCTTATTGAAAACTTACCTACTCTTGAGCAAATAAGAGAGGAACTTGCGCGGCGAGGTATGTTGTCGTTTGCAAAGTTTGTAATGCCGAATTACGAAGCCGCAATTCATCATATAGCGGTTTGCACGGCGTTAGACCTGTTTTTAAAGGGAATAATAAAAAAACTCGCAATATATATTCCACCGCAGCACGGCAAAAGTCAGTTGTCATCAATCCTGTTTCCTGCTTATGCGTTAGGCATCAACCCGGATTTAAAGATTGCGGTTTGTTCATACTCCGATTCCCTTTCTTCTGGCTTCAACAGAGCTTGTCAGCGCATCATTGAAAGCCCGGAATACTTGCAGCTATTTCCCGGAACAAGATTGAACGGGCGCGAAGTTTGGGCCAACCATAAGGCAGGCAGGCCAACGTACCTCAAGAACTCTGACATATTTGAAATTGTAAACCGCAAGGGTTTCTTCAAGAATGTCGGCATAGGTACTGCACTGACGGGAACGCCCGTTGATATTGGCATTATTGATGACCCGCTAAAGGACCGGATTGAAGCGGAGTCAGAAAGGATGCGTGACAACGTTTGGAATTGGTACACAGACGTTTTCAAGACTCGATTGCACAACGGTTCACAAGAACTCTTGCTGCAAACCCGTTGGCACGAAGATGACCTTGGAGGAAGGCTTGAAGCGGAAGATGCAAAGCGTATCAGAGACGGTTTAGAGCCTGAATGGACAATTATAAAATATCCCGCAATCAAGGAAGAACCGCCAACTGCACTCGACCCGCGCCAAATAGGCGAGGCGCTTTGGCCCGAACGTCATTCAGTTCAACTCCTGCTTGATAAAAAGCGCATAAGCGGAGAACGAACCTTTAACAGCCTGTATCAACAGAATCCGCAACCGCTTGCGGGTAATATTATTCCAACTGATAGATTCCCCCGTATTAATTGGGAGGAATTCTTGCGGCGAACGAAAAACAAATTCGTTGCTTGGAAATTCAAGATTGACGGTGCATTTACGGAAGATGCTGACAGCAATGACCCAACCGCACTATACGCAAGCTGTTTTGTAGATAATATTCAATACGTCAGGCGTTCGGAGTCAGTGTATATGAATTACGAACGGTTGCTTGAGTATATACCGCAATTCGTTATGCGTTACGGCTACAACCATAATTCAATTATTGAAGTAGAACCGAAAGCAAACGGCATTTCGATTGTTCAAAGTATTTACTTGCGGACAAAATTAAATGTGATGAAATACGAGTATCCCAAAATTATGGGAACAACTATGTATGACAAAGACAAAGTGACTAGGGCAATGGCTTGCATTCCTACTTGGTTATCTAGTCGAGTTGTTCTTGTTGAAGAAGATTCATCAAATCCTTGGATTCCCGTCACAATTAAACAGTACGCAGGTTTCCCGGCTTCAAAGCATGATGATGAAGTTGACTTGTTGGTTCAGGACACTTTGCAAAATTTCTTTACAGAAGAACGCAAGCGGATTGAAACCGAGAATTAAAAAATTATATTTGGATTCGTTTTGCAATTTTGCATTTTATACTTCACCCAAACAAAACCGCAATGAAATTCAATTGCCCGCGCCCAACAGCGCTAAAAGTAATGCCCGCAAGTGTTTGCGGCATGAAATTCGACCAATTTGCAATGGGTGCGTTGCAGTTGGTTCAACCGTCCGCAAGCCGCCCGTTCACGCCTGCTTTGCCCGCGAATGCTAAAGCATCTTGGGTTTCCGCAATGGCTGCACTAGGCGCTGCGAAAATGGTTCTGACTCCTGTGTTTGCCGGGCTTGTAATTCCCCCGTCAGAACGTCAGGAGGAAGGCGGCAACGACAACAGCACGTTCAAAGGTATTCCCCGCGCTTTGGGGCGCTCTGCAATCCTTGTTGAGCTAACCTGCGCCAACCTCTCGACTGAACAGTTGGTTGTTCTGCGTTCGTATGAAGAAATGTCGTTGCCTACGTTTGGCGGCTTCTCTCTTACGATTGGTCTGTTCAACGTGAACAACCAAGCCTTGCTGCAAAAGGTATTCGAGGAAGGCGAGGAAGTTGCAGACACGTATGAAGGTATTCCGCTTTACAACTTCCACGTTGGCGGAACGAGTTCGGAAGGTCTGAACCAAGACAACAAAAACGTCATTTCCTTCTATCTGCCTGCGGATTGGGACGAACGTGTTGCACTTGTTGACCTTGATTTTAACCCGTTTGTTGAACTGCAAGCCGCTGCATAAGTAGCGGTTTTGTTATTCGCAAGCATAACTGTAAAATACAATGTCACTCAAGAAAGGAACGAAAGTTGAACTGCTAGTTCAGGTAAGTAAGAAGAAAGGCGAAAAGCCCGTTGCAATGCCGTATGACGGTGAACACGCGCAAGCCTTGCTGACAAGCCCGTTGAATAACGGTATCTTCACACTTCCTGACAAATCCCCCTACGCGCTCGAAGATGGCAAACTTGTCCCTTCCGGAAGTCCTAAACCTGCTAGAACGTCCGAATAACGGTGCATCAATAGAAAGAAGCCGCAAGCACAATGAACGCTTGCGGCTTCATGTTGATGCAGCACAAGATGAAAAGGAAGTAAGCCCGGCTTATAAGACCGTCTTGGATGGGATTGAAGCCCGGCTTCCTGCGGAGAAATTCAAGCAGTTCAAACAGGCTCTTGAATTTCCGCTTCCGACTGTTGAATTTACCGCAAGCATCTTTTCAGAGCTTGAGCGCGGCTTGTATGCCGAAAACAGGTACTTCAAGCATGAATTCTATACGCCCGAATTCGCAGACGAATTTGAGGAATACAAGGTAAAGATTGGCTGCGAGTCGTTTTGGCGCAAAGAAGCATTTGAGGCATCCAAGAACGCAATCAACTCATTCTTGATTGTTGACTTGCCGCAAGAAACTATTGGTGAACGGGCGCAGCCTTATTTCTACCTACTCGACATTGAACACGTCATTGACGTTGATGTTAAGCCGGACAACGTTGCAGAATACATCATATTTCGGCAAGATGCCGCAAGAAACAAAGTGTGTGTTTTTGATGACACATACTTTCGTGTTTTAACGCGCCCGGACGTTGATTCACCCTATGTTCTAACGTCAGAGGTTGCGCACTCACTGCGCACTGAAAGCGGAGAACTGATTGCGGGTTTAGGGTATTGCCCGGCAAGAACGTTTTGGTCAACTCGACTGACTAAGACTGACAAGATTCAGCGCAAGGCTCCTTTGACGGGTTCATTGGGCAAGCTTGACTCTCTGCTATTTTGGGAAACCGGCTTGATTAATTTCGAGGCAACCGGCATTTACCCTATCTATTGGGAGTACTTTGATAAAGACCCGAAACACCTAAACGAAAAGGGTGAAGCTTGTCAGTCAGGCAAGTTCGTTCATACCAACATTGTAGTTGTTCCGGACCTTACCGTTCCAAGCGGGAAAAAGGAGTTCATTCAGACCTATACAACGCCTTGCGGCGAATGTATCAAGTCAAAGTATATCGGGCCGGGTTCAGTGAAGCGTGTAAGCGCTCCGAACAACAGCACAGATGCAGACTTGCGGGAACCGCTTGGTATTATCGAAACCCCTGTTACTTCCTTAGAACACGCTTCAAAACGCCTGACAGAGCGCAAAGAAGAAATTCACAGGAATATCACAGGCTTTGCAGGCGAACCGGGCAATGATGCAGCTAAAAACGAAAAACAGGTTCGTTCGGCTTTCGAGAGTCGCAAGAATTATGTCATTGCTTACAAGAGTAATTTTGAAGCCGCAGACAAATGGATTCTTGATACTCTGTGCAAATTAATGTTCGGCGCAGATTTTATTGGTTCAACCGTATTTTACGGAGACGAATTTTATTTACAGTCTGCGCAAGAATTAGATGAAATATATGAACGTCAGAAGAAAAGCGGAATGCCGCAATATGTTCTGGCTTCAACTCGCAGGTTGCGAGACGAAACGAAATACAGGACTAACGAGGATATGAAATTGCGGCAACGCATCCTTTCTGAATTAGAACCGTTTCCTGACGTAACAATTGACGCATCAACAATTTCTGCATTAACGCCTGATTCGATTTTCTTGCGAATGTTCCCCTTTGATAGTGTAATGCTAAAAAGCAATTTTTATAATTACATTCTTAAATTTGAACGGGAGAACGGCCCGGTTGTTCAATGGGGAAACCTGCTTGCATACGAAAACAAAATTTCCATCATTCAAAAAACTCTTTTAGGTTATGTCAACACAGACAGAGAAAGTGCAAGCGCACAATTTGACCGGCTCCCAATTGGAGGAACTGCGGCAAAGCCAAACGGCGGGCCTGAAACCGGAAATGATTGATGCCAACGGCAAAGAAGCCAACGGGTATCAGATTCCGAAAATCGAGGCGCATTTAATTCACCTTTCGATTGAAGATGTTGACTTTGACAAGCGCACAGGCGTTCGGAAGTCGCAACCCTTTTATCAGTCGTTTACGCTTTCGGAATTCAACGCCGCTGAAAAAAGCCGCGCTTTCGCAGGTATGGAAGTGAAGGTTATGCACAAGCCGGACGGTTCAACCGTAACGCCGAACAACGTCATTCCGGATGCCGCTGTTGAACCTACAACCATTCCCGACAAGATTGACGGTGAATCAGAGCTTGGCTTGCTACAAGGCAAGTATTTCGGCATTACAGGCAAGGAATTGCCCGCGCATTTCAGCCTTGCTCAAGCAAACGGCGCTGTTATGGCTGCGGAAGGCGGTCTTGCCCGTTTGCAGTCGCAGCCGGAAAACAAAAACGCAGACCCGCAAGAGCTTTTGCAGAAAGCAGACGAACTCGCAACGCAGGCAGGCGAACAAACGCCAATCACAACTGACAACAACCCTCATTCACCCGTTGCAAAAGCCATTGCGGATGCAGGCGGGCAAGGTGAAGGCAACCCGGAAGGCGGCGCACTCGACTCAAGCCGCAAGGAAACCGGCGAAAGCGGTGAAGGTGCAAAGCAGCCTGCGCCCGGAACACCGGAAGCTGACGAACAGCTTGCCAAGCTGCGCGAAGAATTCGAGACGGTAACAGGAGACAAGCCCGGCAACCGCAAGGCTGAAACCCTGCGCACTGCAATTGATGAAGCCAATGCCGCAAAAGCGCTGCTTGGTGGCAAGCGCGAATAGTTAGAAGCATCATAGCTCAAGCAGCCGCAGTTGATTCGACTGCGGCTGTTTAAAGTCTCTAAAGAACCCCGATTTTTCTTTTCACAAAACGCACAGTGACGTGCAACAAACAAAATGCCATTAACAGACGCAGAAATTGCCGAATTTAAAACCGCAATTGAAGGCAAAGCAGAATTGCCGCAACATCTGAAACCGCTTGCGGATTTGGGTATTACTTTCCGCGCTCCTTATCAGGAGGAAGAATTTAAAACCAATTACAAGACGCAAGTAATTGCCGCGCATGACAATGACGCATATAGTGTCGTTGATGGTGAGGTTGAAAAAGAAACCGGCATCAAGCGCAATTCAGGCGAGAAAACAACAGCCTACATGAAACGCGCATACGGTGAAGATTTCACCGCGAAAAATACCGCAATGAAAAACGAACTTGCCGACTTGAAAAAGAACGGTACAGGCAAGCCGGAAGATTTGCAGCGCATTCAGACCCTTGAAGATACCTTGAAGGGAAAGGATGCAGAAGTATTGACAGCCAAGCAGGAAGCCGACAAGCGTGTTGTTGATGCAGAGTTTCGTGCTGAACAGAAGCTTGCATTGACGGGCGTGAAAGCCAATCTGAAAAAGATTGACCCTGCATACTTGGAAGATGTGTTGAAGATTCGTCTAAACTCGTTTGACCAAGTATTTACCCGCAAGCTCGACAAAGACGGGAATCTTGTATTCTCGAAAAAGGTTGATGACAAGGAAATTGAACAGCTTGACGCAAACTATAAGCCGCAAACTCTTGCGGTTTTGTATGCTGAACACTTCAAAGACTTGCTTGAGGTAAAGCCGCCCGCAACGGGTGCAAACTCGCAGAACCCTTCACCCGCACCAAAGCCTGCGGCCAACGGTGAAGTTGACCCGGCAACAGTTGTTCCGGGCGCAGACGTGAAAACGAAAGTTCAACTGACTGACTTTTTACGTGCGTCAGGCGTTGTTGCAGGAACCAAAGCGTACAATGAATTATTCGAGAAATACGGCAAAGATTTACCTTTGCGGTAATTAAAAATAATTCACTTACTTTGTATTATTCGCAGGTAAGAGCCAATCCGGCGAATTCGTAAAGGCCGCAGAGAATTGCGGAATAATAAAATCAAACAATTCACTTAATTTTTTAAACTGCAATGTCATTAGTTGACACTCTCATTCAGCCATTACGGCAAAAATACGCTGGCTCTCTCGACAAAAACGAACGCCGCGCAAGTCGTTACGGCGCTTATGATTTGTTCCGCGAACAAACCAAAGACGCAACCGGCATCCTGACTCCTGATGTTCGCAAGACTATCAAGGAAAGTTTCGGCAACGTTGTTCAGATTCCCGTTCTGAATGATGCTGATGACGCTGATATTACTATCAGCAATCAGCGCTCTTGCACAATCCCTCTTTTCGAGAATACGTCAAAGCTTGTGACCCTTTCGTTCACAACTTATGCTTTCGGGTTCACAATGTTCCCCGCAATGTATAAGACGAACCAAATCGGCTACGAACGGGACTTTCAGGTTAAGATGGAGCGCTACTTGCGCAAGCTTGCGGCCCAATTCGACACGCTTTGCATCAACCGGCTGAACATTGACCGCAATCAGAAATGGGACGGTCTGACAGCTACGTATGCACAGGTTGCAAACGCTTTGCAGGTTCCGAAAAGCGGCCAACTCGATTACTATAATCAGTTGCAGTCAATGTTTGAATTGATGGACTTCTACGGAGACGTTGATGTTCTCGCAAACACAATGCACCAACCGTTTCTTCGCCGGACCCGCGCACAAGGCGCAGGCAATGATGAAAACGAGAACTTCCAATTCAACCCGTATGATTGGAAGTTTACAAACCGGATGCCGGTTGCGGCTGGTATGGAAAGCACGGTTTATGCAGTCGGCAAAGGCCAATGCGCTTTTGAAAACCGCAACGATTGGGACTCAATTATGGGTTCTTCCGTTGGCAACGGCCTGAAAAAGTGGGACCAAGTGCAAGTTCCGATTGTAGATTTGTTGATGGGTTCGTACTATATCGAAGATTGCGCAGACGCAACCGTTACGATTGCCGGACCCGCTTCACCCGGCATGACTGCAACCAAGATGGAAGGCTTTGCTTTCTCGACTGACGTAGTAGCCATTACTAGCTACAACAAGGACCGCGCAAACAACTTTGGCCCTATCATCAAGGCAGAGTTTGCCAACGCATAAGCAGAGCGCCTTGCGGCATTAAAAACGAAAGCCCGCCCGGATTCATTCAGGCGGGCTTTCCTTTGGGTTGTCAAGTCTATATTGCGCCTCTTGTATAGCCGCAAGCCGTTTATCTTCTAACTCCTGCTTGATTGTTGCTGCGCGTCCCTCAAGACTGTCTTTGATGCTGCATATTTTAACCCAATTCCTTTGAGCCTCATAAACTGTGATACCGTCCGACCAAACGCAGCTACCGTCAAAGTTGACTTCAACTGTGTCTCCCTCGTAGGCTTCTAGGTCCGGGTGATAGTACGTTGTATGATGCCAACTTACCAAGCCGTGCTTTTTTACTATGCGGTGGCCCCGGTAGGGAAAACCCCCACCGTTGCGCTTATCCTGCATCTTGAAAGTTGGCTTATAAGGCATTGCTTTCTATTGGTTGAAAGCCTTCTACAAACATAGCGCAGCGCTTGTTGATTTGGTTTATTGCGGTTTCAACTTCGCTTGTCTTGGTAATGTATGACTTTATCATTTCCCAAGTACCGCGCTGCGCAGTGATAGTCATGTAGCTTTCACCAATGAACACGCTTAGAGTCACACTGTCAGAAATTTTGACTGCGTAGTTTTTGGAATACTGAACTTCCGGCTTGATGTTGAAGCTTGCGAGAATGTTTGCGGCTTCAAAAGATGAAAAGCAGGCGGCAGGCATTTTGATGTAAGAAGTCATAGTGTTGGGCTTTTTCCGTTTTGGTATGCCCAAAGGTACAGAAATAAAAACACGCAAGTCAAGAGTTCCTGAAAATATTTTTCACAAAGCCCGATTGCGGGCAATAAAGCCACAAAATATATGTACCGTTTGCCCGCTGTTGTCTTAGGTTTCGCCGGTTTGGTTGGGTTCAGGCAGAACACGCACCCGGATTTTCCTGACGTGTTGCCCGAATTAGCCGCAAGCAAAACCGGCTTGTATGTCACTGACGTTTCACCGTCACTGATTAGCGCTGAAAACATTGTTTCATGTATGCCTAAGCAATTCAAGCTTTCGCAAGATGAAACGCCGCAGCAAGCGGTGAAGCGCGTATTCAATGAGTACCTAAAGAACACCATTGAAGGCGCAGTTGCTCAAGTAGTGAATGCTGTTGTTGTTACTCGCAAGCTGTCTGACGGTGGCGCAAAAAGCATCCTGCAAGACATTCATCTTTACAGAGGCGCAGGCAACATCAATGACAGACTGATTAAGCAAGGCCGGTTCAGAGGCGTTGAAATCGAGTTATTGCCATACAGAGACATTCTTGCGGTAATTAATCGAGTCGGACTGCAAACAACTGCGCCGAACCCGCAATTGAAATACTACCTGTATCATTCCTCAGCCGCAGAGCCAATCAAGATATTTGATGCGCCTACCGTATCAACGGGTTCTTTCGATTGGGCTGAATTGAATGCAGCCGAACTCGCATTTGACAGCAAGGCAACAGCGGGCGCAGATACGGCGCTTGCGGGTTCGTATTATTTCGGATATTATGAAGATGACATTGCGGGCCAAGTAGTACGCAGGGAAAAAGATTTCACCATTGCCTGCGGAACCTGCGACACAGAGACGAACAAGATGTTTCATGCTTGGAGCCGGTTCGTCAAGATTCATCCTTTTTGCGTTGATTCCGCCCGCCTACAAGACGAACGCAGGCTTTGGGATACATCATACAATGATTACGCCTATAACACGAACAACGGGCTTAATTTAAGCTTGTCTGTGAATTGTGATTATACGCAATTCATCTTGCGAAATAAAAACGCATTTGCCGCTGCACTGCAAAAGCAAATTGCGGTTTCCATTTTGACAATGTTTGCGCATAATCAGGAAGGCAACGCACAGGCGCAGAAAGCGCGGGAAATGTCGAATTACCTGCTTGACAATCGGGAGTTCTACACAAGCGGACTTGCGCGGCAACTCGAAAAGGACATTGCCGCAATCAACATTGACTTCAATGATGTTGACTCGCCTTGTTTGCCTGAACCAAGCTACACGCCGCAGCGAATCGAAACAGGCGTATTGTAGGCACGAAAAAGCCCGGCTTCCTTTCCCAAGAGCCGGGCTTTTAAGTCGTTTATTGCCCGAACGGCGAACCCGCTAAACCTGCTAGTTCATAGGCTGCAATCATAGTGCTTTCAGCCGGTCCTAGCTAGGAAGTCGAGGTTGGAGCAAGTAAGGGAGTCGAACCCTTGAGGTCTTGGGATATGGTGGCCCAAGCGCCAAACCAACAGCATCCTTGCTCTTGAGACGGGAAATGATGGAAACATTTATTCGCCTGCCTTGCAAACATAAGACAATATGAACGCAATACAAAAACTCCTGAAAAAACTTGAAAGAGTTCCTGTGCGCAACTTCATTGAAGATGCCGCAAGGGATTCCGCAGATAAAATTGCGGATTTAAACCGGGAGCAATTAAATAAGGGTTTCGGCGCAGATGGTGAGAAGATAACACCCAAATACAGAAACAATCAATATGCGAAAAAGAAATTCGCAAGCAACCCAAAGCCCGGACTTGGAACACCCGATTTGAAAAACAAAGGAGACTTCCAAAAGGGTATTGATGTTGGCGTTTCGTCAGTCGGAATTCAATTCGAGGCGAATGACGTGAAATCAACTAGATTGTTATTCAAATACGGTGAAGTTGTGGGACTTTCGCCCGCAAGTGTCGTTAAATTGCAAAGACAAATCCTGCTACCACGAATACAAACAAACTTAAAGAGTCACTTTAGAAAATGAGTTACGCAAACCCCAATCCTTTAATAATTGACGCGCCCGTTGGCATTGACGCGCCGATTGCGAGAATTCAAAACTTGCTTTCGTCTTTACCTTGGCTTACCTGTGCTTACGGGCGGGCAACAATAGGGCAAGAAACAATTGCGGGTTCGGAAGAAATATTTCCGGAAGTGTATCAAGGAACAAATGATTACTTGAGACTAACCCCGAACAACTTTCTTGCTGCGCAGTCATACGTGCAATTAGAGGGACCGGGAAAGCCAATGAACTATTCACTTGCAGCGCGGCGTACTTGGCAATACCCTATTGGTTTGGTTGTTATCTGCAACCTTGAAACAATAAAGAAAGAAAGCGGATATAATTACAATTACAGGTTCACAGAAATACTCAAAAACGAAATTCTTGATGCGTTGCGTTTCTTTCCGCAATTCGCAATCAGCAACATAAGCGAAAACCCGCAAGACGTTTTTCGCGGGTATTCTTATGACCATACCAAATACCAAACTTTTAGGCATCCGGAAGCGGGTTACAAGTTTTCAGGAGTGTTGACTTTTGATGACATTTGTATTCCGACAAAACCAACGCCGCCAACAGTACGCCTTGATTACTTTCAATTAGAGTTCAGGGAAACATTCTAAAACAGGCATCAACTAAAACGTATGAATACCAATCCAAACCGCGAAGAAACCGACAACTTTTTTGACGGGGCTGTTAAGCTCTATAATAAGCTTTCCCCGTTAGTCGGGTTGATTGGCGTTTTGCTTGTCTATATTTATACAAAGGACGGTGCGCAGACGCAGGTATTGTTGAAAGAAATAAGAGACGAACTGATTGAATCAAGAAAACAACAAACCGCAATCAATGGGACTCTGATTGAATACAACGGAAGATTCTTGCGACTTGATGACAAAATTGAAACACTGCGCAAAATTGCCGACTCGAATCAAGGTAGAATTTCCGAACTTGAAAAAAACGTTGTGAGAAATGACAACAGAGGTAATTAAAACACTGCTTGCGGAATTTCAAACCGCTTTACCCTGCATCCTTATGAATGCAGGGTTTTGTGCTTTTTTGATTGCGTCTTTATTTCACGCAATGTCAAAGCACAACTTCTTTGAGTGGTATGATACGAACCGCAAGCGTTTCATGCCGCAACGTTGTCTCCTGTGTTGGCCGTTGTGGCTATCTGCGGCGCTTATGGCTGCATTCATTCCCGGAAATTGGCCGTTGATATTCGTTCCGTTTCTTGTGCCTTCCTTGGTCATGTTTTTATATCAACCCCAACCGTCTGCGGAGCGCCCGAAACAGGTTGCGCCCGGACAAAAAAGATAAAGCCGCAATGATAAAAGTTGAAGGCCCAAATGCCGGGCAAACAATCGAATTTCAAGATGATATTCAGGAACTCACTATTGCGAGACTGAATAAATTTGAACTGCACTTGCTGCAAGATGCAGGTATGGGTTCAACCCTAACTGATTTAGACCTACGCTTTCAAAACCTTGATGCGTTCTTGAGCGCAGGCAAGCTTGCAGAGGCAATGCGCGAACGTGAAAATTCAAACTTTGGCTTGTTCATGCTATTCAGCGGAATCAGCACGAAAGGCCGGGCGCTTGCAGACTTGGTTCACTCAATTGACGGGGTTGTTCAAACTGATTTTTCTGATTCAGCCTGCATCTTGATTTCGGGCGTTATTGCGGAGCGCGTAACATTCGCAAACGCAGAAGAAATTGCGGAATCTGTAAAAAAAAAATTGATGCCGAATTAGAAGTTGCCTTTCCGGACCTATTCACAAGCCCGGACAAGATGCAGTTCTATTCGGAAATAATGAGACGGGCGCTGTTGCTCTGCGAGGAAGCAACACAAGATGTTGATAATTCAGAGTTGATTGCGAAAATTGATAAATGGTTTCTTGATAAAGCTAAACCCGCAATCTTTGATTTCGAGAACCCCGAAAACACCATAATTCACCAAGAGAAACAGTTTAAACAGTTATGCGCCGCGCTCGAAATGAGGGGAATAAACAAGCCCGGCGAATTGCCTGCTTTTGACTTTTACGCAGTAGTTCAACACCTTAAATCTTTAAACAAACCTAATGCACACTGAAAATGAGAACTTGGCTAAAAAAATGTAAAACAGGAATTTCCGAATGCGGAAATTCCGCAAAATCAATTCTCCTGCAATGGAATGAATTCTGGTTAGGTATAGCGCTTTTTCTGCTTTGGCCCGTCAGTCAATTCATATTGCGAGTATTAGACCCGACCGCAGGACCGCTTGACGCGGGTGTTTTGCATAGTGTCTATTTCGCAATGCTTGCATTCGCAATACTTTACGGGTTTGTTTGGGTTGGATTGAAATTCAACTTTCCGCAAGTATTCAATTTCTATGAAGGCACAGAGGAAGGTTCAGAAAGTTTTTCGGACGCATTTAAAAAAATTACGTCATGGCAAAGAATTATAATTTCGTTTTTAATACTCTTATCACACTTGTCATTTGCTGCGGTCTGTCTGTTGGCGGGTGTTATGGTGGCATAAGTCCGCAGAGGAAATGCGTTTTAAATACCGCGATTTCTCAAATCGGAGTAAAAGAAGAATATGCAAACGGCGGCAAAGAAGTCAACAAGTATCTAAAGACCGTAGGCTTGCCGGGCGGGTATTATTGGTGCGCAGCTTTCGTCAAATGGGTTTATAATACTTGCGGAATAAAAACGTCAGGCGCTCAAAACGGGGCCGCACGTTCGTTCTTCGCAACAAACAAAACCTACTTTGTACGGGGCAAGTCAGGAAGCCTTGATTTCTCGCAAACAGGAGACGTTGTAGGCTTCTACTATAACAATCTAGGGCGCATAGGTCACATTGCCATTGTTGAACGTCAGGACGGTTCAAATGGCTTGCTGACAATCGAGGGGAACACCGCAGAAGATGGTGGGCGGAATGGAGACGGGGTTTATAGGAAGCGGAGAACAAAACGCAGTGTTTATGCTGCGGCTAATTTCATTGGAATATGACGAATTCAAATAAGATGTTGCTTGCGGCTTTGGTTGCCGTTTTGCTGTTAGTTGCGGCCAACATATACCAAGCTAACAGGCGCAACAAATCAGATGTGATTGTTGCGCAATTGGCGGGCAAGGTGAACACCGCGCTTGCAAAAGACTCCGCAGTTCAGGCGCTCTTGTCTGCGGAGCTTGTAGGACTCGCAGAGAGGCGAAAAGCAATTGATGCCGCAATTCAGAAACAGGCATACGAAACATATAAAACCCGCAAGAACAATGAAGCACTTGAAAAACAGGTTGATTCTCTTAATCGTCGGCTTGGCATTCGGCCCGATTTTTAGCGCTCAAGCGCAATACACTCGACTTGCGAAAGGAGACAAAGCGCCCTATATGGGAATGCTGATTGATGTTGACACATACAAAGCAGAGTCAGCACAAATCAAAACACTGAAAAACCTTGCAGCGGGAAAGCAGGAAGAAATTCAGCAAAACCGCAATACAATCTTGTTGAAGAACAAGCGCATCAAGGAAGATAGTGTTGACATTGCAACCCGGATTCAGCAATTAAAAAGCTGTCAGGAAGCAAAGGAAACAGCCGCAACAGCATTTGTTGACGTGCAAAAAGAAATAGTCAAGCAGCGGCCCAAATGGTTTGAAAAGCCTATTGTTTGGGGTCCGGTTGGATTTACCGCAGGCGTTTACGTTGGCGCTAAACTTATAAGTAAAATCAAGAAATAATTTCGCAATGTCTGATAAACTCCTGTACTCCGATATTTTTGATTTCTCTGACGAATCGGAGCTTGAAAAAGGCCGGGTTGCAATAGATGCTTTTGAAAAACAGTATTCGCAACTTTCCAAAAACTTAATACAGGAAGCCGCAAGAATTGGCATTGCTCAAAGAAAGGCAGTGCAGGAGTTTCAGGCATACGAAAAAGTAATTCGCGGCATCAACACTGCAACGGAAGCCGGGCAAAGCGCAGCTAAGAAAGTAGCTTCTGACGTTGATAAACAGGCGGCATCATTTCGCGGCTTGCGGACTGCGCAAAAAGGCGTTGAAGCTAGCAACAAATCTGTTGAGGGTTCATTGAACAGCTTGCGTCAGAAGCTCAAAGAACAGCGGGCGGAATTTACGGCATTAAGCGAATCCGCAGACCCGGCAAAGCTTAGAGCGCTTGCGGTTCAGATAAACGAAACACGCATTCGCGCCGAACAGCTAGAAAACGCAACAAGAGGCGTAAACAGCATTTTCACCGCAGCCAAAGGTTCATACAACGCACTGACAACTGAAAACCGCAAACTTTCGCTTGAGTTGAAAAACCTTGCGGGAACGCAGCTTGAAAACGGCCAACGAACGCAAGAAAGCATTGCCCGCGAAACAGAGCTAAAAAAGCGCATTGCCGCCAATACGGCGCAGTTGAAAAGCTATGATGCGCAGTTGAATCAACACTTCCGGAACGTTGGCAACTATGCTGACAGCATCATTCAAGCTGTTAATGCGCTGAACAGTCAGAAAGCCGCGCTTGTGCAGCAAGAGGCGGCATTGAAGCGCCAACAAGCAGCGGTCAAAGGAGACATTGCCTTGCAGGATAAATTGCAGGCAGAGTTGACAGAGACGCGCAGCAAACTATCAGAAGTCAACACTTCACTTGCGAAATACGGGCAAGGCGCAGCCACAACGGGCCAACAAGTAAAGGCAAGTTTCGCGCAAGCTGGCAATTCCCTGAAATCATTTGCCGCAACAATGGCAATTGCGACTTTTGGAATAGCTGCATTGGTTGCCGGTTTTAGCAAGGTATTCACGGCGAATGCAGAATATTCAGACCAACTCGCAAGCGTTCGGAAAACAACCGGGTTCACCGCAGATGAAATTGAAAATCTTGCGGATAATTTAAAAAAGCTCGACACAAGAACAGACTTCAAAGCACTTGTTGACCTTGCGCGGGTTGGCGGTCAATTGGGTATTGCGAAAGAAGATATTGAGGGATTCACCCGCGCTTTGGACGTTGCGAGTGTAGCGCTTTCAGATGACTTTTCGGGCGGCGCAGAGCAGATTGCAACCGAAATAGGAAAAATCAATGCTATCTTCAAAAACTCAAAAGAAATAGGAATTGAACAATCAATTCTAAACATTGGCTCCGCTGTTAACGAGTTAGGGGCCGCAGGAGTAGCAACAGCGCCGTTTATTACGGATTTCGCGCAGCGCGTAGGGCAAGCGGCAAGCAATGCAGGATTAGGACTTGACAAGGTTCTTGGTCTTGGCGCAGCATTCGAGGAACTAGGATTTTCCGCAGAAGTAGCAGGCACGGCAACGAACCGCTTGCTTGGCGGGCTTGCGGGAAACTCAAGTAAGTTCTTCGCAATTGCGAAACTCGCAGATGCGAACCTAACCTTGAAGGAATTCAAAGGTCTGATTAACAACGATGTAAGCAAGGCGCTCAAGCTCTTTTTAACAGGGTTGAACAACGGCGGCGCAGCAACAACAGATTTCGCCGTATTGGTGCAATCATTGGGGCTGAAATCAGGCGGCGCAGTAAACGCACTGACAGCACTTGCGAAGAATACGCAGCTTGTTGCGCAGAGTCAGGAAATTGCGAATAAGCAGTTGCGAGAGGGAACAAGCCTTGCAGCGGAAGCGGAGCTAAAAAATAATACGCTTGGTGCAAGTTGGGACAAGTTGAAAAACTCTGTCTCGAATGCTTTGACGGGCGGCGCAACCGGCAATTTCTTCAAGCGCATCATTGACGGAACAAGGGAGTTGATTGAAGGTCGGCGGCTCCTGTATGGTGAGTTGCTAGGCGTTGATACCAAGATTGCGGATAAAAAACCCGTTGATGATTACGGCGAAAGCATAGCTTCAACGGCTCTGTCAATGAAGTATGCTGCACAGGAAACAGAAAGGCTTTATGCCAAGTATGTTCGCTTGCGAGACATTGCAAAGCCAACCGCTGCGGAGCAAGCCAAGTTGCAAGAGGCAATAGCTGAATTGCGGTTGAAGGTTGGTGAAAGTGCAGTGACGTTGAATGCTGAAACAAAGCAGTATGACGTAAACACCGCAAGCATTGAAAAGAACATATCTAAAAAACGCGCAGACGCGCAACAGAGCGCACGAACGCTTGCAAAGCGGGTGCAGAGCCTTACAACGGAAATTGATTCAAGCAGAGCGCTTGAAACTGCACTAAAAGACCAACTTGCGGCGCAGGAGCGCTTGTTGAAAGCAAAAGGCATTGACCCTGCGAACCTGAAACAGCTTGAGAACGAATTGAAGCTGCGGAAAGCCATTGCGGACAACGGCGGTTCACAAAATAGAATTGTAGGCGGGCGAATTGCAACACGCAATCCAAAGGTTTCTGATACGCAACTTGATGCGCTGTCAGGAAGTCGCAATTTGGTTGATGCGCGGAATGATGCGCTGTCAAAAATAGCTGCGGCCAACAAGAAAGCAGGCGAGGCAGAAGCAACCCGCAAGCGAATTCTTGAAAATCTTTCAATTGCTGGCTTTGACCAAAATCGAGTTAACGAACTGTTAGTTGAATCAACCAAAGACAACGTTGAAGCAAACCTTGATGACGCTAATACATTAAAGGAGCAAGCCAAAGCCGCGAAGGAAGCCGCAGCCGCAGCAAAAGAACTTGCAAAGTCGCAATCAGAACTTGCGCAGTCGCAATTCGAGTTGAATAAATTCCGGGCCGAAAACAAAGAAAAAACCTTTGAACGTCAGGCGGGCAACGTTGCCAATGATGAAGAATTTAGAACGCAGGCTGCGCAGAAAGCCGCAGACCAACGCAGACTGATTGCGGATTTAGAACAGAATGAAAATATCCGCAGAGCGCAGGAGAATGCGAAAGATTTAATTAATGGAGACAGCATACTTGCTGTTAATCGGCAATTAATTTCGGAGCAATACGCAGCGCGTATCAAAGAAATTGAAAGGGACTTATCAAAAGAGGAACTTGAAATTCACAACCAAACCGCAAACGCACTTGCGGAAGTTGATAAATTCCGACTCGAAACAGAAAACAATGCGTTGCAGCGCATATATGAAAACGAGTTAATTAATTATTCTGATAGGCGGCAAGCCGCAGAGCAACTTGCAAAGAATCAAGTACTGCTTGCGTCTTTGGCGTATGATGCAGAGGTTCGCGGCGCACAAGGAAGCACAGAGAAAATAAAGCTTGCGTATGATAAGCTTTCGGAAGAATTGGCGCAGATTGAATTGCGGACAAAATCATTTGATGCCACACAAGCAAATGATGCGTTAGGGCAAGAAAAGCGCGGGCAAGATATGGGTTTAGAGTCGCAGCGGGCGGACTTCTTAGCGCTTGGAATATTCGACCAAGAGCAATATGAACAAGGCAAGAGGGACGTTGAAAACAAGTATTTGAAACAACGTTTCGAGAACCTGAAACTTGACAAGGATACTTTGAAGCAAGGTCTTGATGAAGAACTTGCGTATTACAAAAAGATAAATGACGAAAAGATTGAATCAGATAAAAACGCAGCGCAGAAACGGCAAGAAATACTTGAAGCCGGGCTTGATTTAGCCGGGCAAGTTGGCGCAGGTTTATTTGATATTGCGGCCCAACGAACGCAAAACGAACTTGACGCACTCACAAGGCAGAAAGAAAGCGAACTTGCGGTTGTAGGAGACAACGACAAGGCACGGTCAAAGATTGAAGCCGACTTTGAAGCCCGTCAAGCTAAGCTGCGGCGCAAACAGGCAATTCAGCAACGGGCCGCAGCGCTGTTTGAAATAGCCATAAACACAGGCATTGCGGTTTCAAAAGCTGTTGCTGAAAGTCCTTTGACGTTCGGCTTGCCTTGGTCTGCTTTCGCACTCGCAAACGGTCTGATTCAAGCCGGGCTTGTGCTGGCAAAGCCGTTGCCGCAATTTTTCAAAGGAACTGAAAGTTCGCCGGAAGGCTTGGCACAGGTTGCGGAGCGCGGCCCGGAAATGATTGAAAAGAACGGGCGTGTTAGCATTGTTGAACGCCCGTCAGTTGTTTACCTGCAAAGAGGCTCAAAGGTCTATACCGCAGAGGAAACCAAGCGAAAAGTCAAGCAATTCGAGGCAAGCAGCACAACTCGTTCATTGGCGGAAAGCTATCAGAGAGGCGAACGGATGATTGTCGAGACGCAAGCGCAAATCAACTCGAAAGGCATTGCGGCTGCAATGGCTTCTTATTTGGGGCCGGAATTCGAGAACTTAGGGCAAATCATAAAGAAGAAAGAATTCACCGCAAGAATTTCGGGCGGGCAAGAAAGCCGCAATCAAGAATTGAAAAAGTATTTCACGCGCCGTTAATATGTTCAAATTCGCTGTTGCACATCAAGTATTAGGTTCCGCAATCTTAAAGGTTGCGCCGCCTGAATGGCAAGAAATAATACTAACACTCGAAAGAGACAAAATATATCACGGCGTAGGGAATAGCTATACAAACGAATTTACATTTTCGTTTGATGGGTATTTTTTTCTAAAAAGTATTTATGAGTCATACGGGGTTGAAGCTGTTGCGCATTTAATCGTTTATTCTTTTACGCCCGAAACAAATTCATACGATACAATTATTTATGCAGGAAAATTCAACTTTTCTAAATATTTAGAAGTTCAGGACGCAGGCGAATACAAGATAAAGATTGCGGCAACAGAGTCAGGGTTTATGCGAAATATCATAAACCTTGATGACGTTGAAGTTAATTTGCAGAGTCTCGAAAGTTTGCAGGGTGAAGTGATTCAGGAATTTGATAATGAATTACAGGAAATACAACTTCACTCAAAAGCAATTATCAAGAAGTACAGAGCAAAGCCAACGGCAACGCAGCCAATATTTCAATTTCGTCCGCTGTCAAATAATTCGGAGAAAAAAGCAACCCTGTATATTGGATTTGATGACGTTATAATTAATGAACTGAATGCGTACACTTACGCAACCGGATTGTTGATTAATGATGACAGAATTGAAACAATCGAGTTCGTTGAACGCGGGCCAATTACTGTTACTTACAACGTTGATGTATTGGTTCAATGCTTGCGTCATGTTGGAGACTTTGACAAGGCTTATTTAAGCTTTTACATTGGCATCAACGGGCAAGACGAACGGATTTTTGCGTATGACAGCAATCCGGGCGGAAGGGTCAACGGAACATTCAGCCGCAGAATACAGTGCAGCGGAACTCGCAATTACAACGTCAATATTGGAGACAAGCTTTATTTCTACGGCACAGTTGAAATCAGTGACGTAAGCGGAAACGTGTTCGGGAATTATGAGTTTGAATGGAGAGTTGATGCGGACCCGTCTTGCTCAATAAATGTGTTTGCAGAGACAACAACCAATTCAACACCCGCAAGAGTAATGCTTGCGCATGAATACCTTTCGCGCATCTGTCAGAGCTTAACAGGTAAGCCGGTTCCGTTGTATTCGGAGCTTTACGGGCGCACTGACTCGCAGCCGGTTTCGTATGCAGCGGACGGTGAAGGCGCATTGCGCTGCATCACAAACGGCGCACAAATCCGGCAATTTCCAATTGCGGAACGCCCGATTTTCGGAAGCTTCAAAAAGGCGTTTGAAAGCCTTGACACTTATGACAACATAGGTATTGGCTCTGAATTTACAGATGACGGTGAAGAATACTTGCGAGTTGAAAAGAAGTCGCACTTTTACCGCAATGAAATAATTCTTGAATTAGGTGAAGTGCGCAACCTGCGTATTTCTCCTGCAATAGAATATAATTACACGCAAGTTGAATTTGGTTTTAAGAAATGGCAAACCAATGAAGATAACAGCCTTGATGAATTCAACACGAAAAACACAAGGGTTCTTCCAACCATTTCTTCAAAAAATAAATTCGCAAGAACCTCCGAATTCACAGGTTCCGGCTATTCAATAGAACAGTCGAGACGGTTGGAATACAAAGACACATCAACAAAGGAAGATTCAGCCGACAAAGACAACTTCATTATTTGCTTGCTGCGGCAAGGCGGCGGATACAAGCCGCAGCGAAATGAAGGAATTGAAACCCGCAATATTATTTCTCCCGGAACTGCATACAACATTGCTATTTCCCCAACTCGCAATCTGAAACGTTGGGGTTATTTCTTGCGGGCGGGCTTGAAGCATCACACAGACGAATACTTTAAATTTCAGGAAGGGCAAGCGAACTATACGTTTGCATCAAAGTTCGCAAGCGAAACCGTTGAAACCGCAGAAGATGAAAGCATTCTGATTTCAGATTTGGAGCCGCCAATATTTACTGCGGAGTATTATGAATTTGATACTACGCTTGCGGCTTTTCAGTGGAAATTATTACAGGCAAACCCTTACGGAATTATTACCTTTATAAATCAGAAAGGCACAATTTGCAGCGGCTTTATTGTCAGTGTCGAGTATAAGCCGTATGACCAAGATGCAACAATAAAGCTCCTGCGTTCTAACTACTAAAATATGCCTGCTAATCTTTCGCAAGTGCAAGTTGTCTGCAATCCTACCTTTCACGGTATGATTTACGCAGTTGCATCAACAAGTGAGGCTCCGATAAGCGGACCCGGCTATTTGTTGAGTCTGAACATAATCAATGAAGCTGACGGGAGTTCAGTATATGGTGCGGGCTACCAACACGCAACAATCAACAATCAGCTTTTTCAATGTCCTGACATTCCTAACGGCACTTATACAGTCCGGGTGCAAGACCAACGGGGCCAAGTAGCGCAGCAAAGAGGCGTTGTTGTTGCGTGTAATGCGCCGCCCGCAAGTCAGCTTGCGGTTTCTAATATTGTTGTCTCGCAGCCCAATTACCAACGGGCGAACGGGGTTGTCAGCTTCAACGTTTCAGGCGCAACGGGTGGCGAGGTAAAAGCCGTAATGCGCAATCTTCAAGGCGTTGACGTTGCCGCAATCAATTTCGGCCAATTCATTGCGCAAGGCGCTCTTGAATTCTCGTTTGTGAATCCGGGAACAATGATTTTGCGGGTTACAGATAAAGGTTCGGGGTTGTTCACAGAAACAATCATTGTGAATGACCCGCCCGCCTGTAACAACCAACTGACGAACTTGCTTGTCACGAATCCAACGGCGCTATACCCAACCGGAACGATTGCGTTTGACCTTTCGACAAGCCGCCCGCCTATTCGAGTAATTGTATTGAATCTGGCAACGCAGCTTGCGTTCTACAATGAAGGCGGGCTTGCGCCCGGAAGGCAGGAAATTGAAGGCGTTCCGCCCGGCAATTATCGGGTTACAGTGCAAGATGACGGTCTTTGTGAACAGATTGTGAATACCTCAATTGGCGGCGTTCCAAGTGTCACAACCTACGTTCCTATTGCGGTTCGTGACGCATTTGTTACGCAGGCAAACCCGGCAAAAACCGCAAGCGGAACTGCAAGGTTAGTTGTTGCAGCGCAAAACCTGATTTCGGCAATGAGTCCGGGCGTTGCAGTGCAGGTTCATTTGGGAGACTTTCAGCGCGTAGATATGCAGCCCGTTGCGGGCCAACCTGCGTATCAACGTGACCATACCTATACAGACCTAGCAGCGGGCGAATACACTGCTTATATCCGGTCAATTCTTGATGACGGGGGAATTGTTCAGGAACTTGAGTATGTGTTTTTCATCACAGACGTTCCCGTTCCCGGCTGCACAGACAGAACCGCAACCAACTATGACCCGGACGCAACAGAAGATGACGGTTCTTGCGAGTATGCGCCGGAAGTGATAAAGCCGTATTTCGCCGTTCCTTTAATGAACAGCTTGCGGCTTGTTTCGCCAGTTGAGCCGAACGGGGCCGATATACTGCAAACTCTCGACAATGTTTTGTTCTGTAACGAAACCCGCAATTCAGAACGCGCAAATCCGGGTTATGCGCAAAAGGTTTGTCAGGTTGATAATATAGTAACTCAATTCCGCAGCAACTATACGCAGCATTTGGTGAAGGTTGTCAGTTGGTTTGACGGTTCGCTTGCGTCATCATTTGCGCCTGTCAAGAAAGTGCAGAACAGAGGGTTAAAGCGTCAATATATGGGTTGGCTTGCCGCGCATACAGTTGACAACATTCTTGTTCTTGGCAAAACTCGCATCTATTTCAACAAGGCAAAGTTGCCTATCAACTTTGTTGAAGATGACTTGATTGAAGTTCTGAATGCCGGGCCAATGTCCGGACGTTACACAATCGAGTCAGTTGAGCTTGACGAATTTGAACAGATTCCTTTTCTAGTCATAAACAAGGCGTTCACAGGCAACGCCCGCTTGAACTGCAACCTTTCCTCAACTTATGATGCGCAGTTGTATGACGTGTATGAATTCCGGCTTCCTTTGGCGGATTTGCCGACTGATACTGCCTACCAAGTCATACTGACTGCAACGGACCCGAACCCAACGTTTGCAGATGTTGAATTTGTGTCAGAACCTATTGCCTTGCGGGTTTCGCACGAACGTACAAACCTGATTACATTCCGCAATTCTGACAACGCATTTGATATTGATTTTTCAACCGGAATACTTTGCGGCATCCGGGTTGAAAGTGAGTTTTTTGAACGGCAACCGGGCGGCGAACATAAAAACCAAAGACAGCCCAACAACTCACTAATTAAAACAGTCGGAAGGCCGGCAAGAAAGGTTTTGTTTGAAACCTTCGAGTTGCCGCCTTATCTGCATGAAAAGCTTGCAGTCATATTTAATGATTGCGACTTTTTGACAATCAACGGCGTTGAATATATTTCGGAAGAAAACTATGATGTTCCGAATTATAGCAAGAAATATGCGCTTGCGAAAAGCAGTGTTGTTTTAGAGCAAGTTGCGCCGTTTACATCATTGAATGATGCTGAACTTGCGGACCCGCTACTTGAGGAAGGCGGTTTTATCATTGTGAATACTGGCTTCTTACAATACTAAAAATGACACGAATAGACAGCATTTCAATTCTGTTTCCCGGAACAGATAAAAAAGGCAACCGCAGGATTCCGCAGCTTGACCCGGTTCCGGCGAATTTGCCAATTGGCGGGAATTGGTTGGTTCCTATTTACAATCCGAACGGCGGCGTTGGGGCAAACAAAACGTTTCGCACAACAATTGACAAGTTGCCAATTGTCGCAAGCGCAATTGCTGCGAGAGTGACAAGAAAAATAAATTACCAAGACTTTATTGCGGATTCCGGAAACTATCAAACCGGGCGGGTTTCAATAATCACAAACAGGCCGGGCAACGGTCCTGAAATTGCGGTTTCTGAATTAGAGCCTGATAAAATAGGTTCGCTTGCGAGTCGCATAAATTCTGACGGTTCGGTTTCGACAATTCAATATAATTTGCTTACTGACATGGAATCAGCATTTCAAGGCGGCGGCGGTCCTGCACTCGCATTTTTTGGCGTTGTAGATGACGCAATTAAATTGTTGGTTTCAACTGACTCACCTTTAGACCCGGAAGAATATGAAATGCGAATTGTAAGCAGACCAACCAAAAACGTAGTTGAAGCAGGAACTTTTCAAATCACTTTTTCAGAAACTTTTTAAATGAGTACAATTCCAAAAAGACCCGCAAGCCTTCCTGCAAATATCGTTGCAGGACAAACGCCCGGCAGTATTCCCGCGCATAAAGACGCAATTGATTTCGGCCAAAAGATGTATGACGTTGCCGTTGCATCTGGCTTGATTACGCCCGGCACAGTCGCAGGCACAGGCGAAATACTGAACTTGATAGGCTTGATTGCTCAAGTTGCCGCAGCGGTCAAAAAAGACAGTGTTACGGGCTTGATTTCCTATAATGACTTGCCGCCCGCAGGCGTTATCAGTCCGCTTGAGGTTACAGGAGAAAACACGCCAAACCAAAAATTCGGCTTGAATACAGTTGCAATGAATGCCTATATTCTTGCGGTTGTTGATTCCAACGGCGGAACGGGCGGCGGAACGGTCAACACGCCGCCAACCTTCACAAATGCGACTGTTGCGGGCAATGGTGAGGTTGGGACATATTTCACTGCGGCCCGGACCTTTACGGATGCGCAGAATGACTTGGAAGGCTCAAGCCCTATTCAGTGGTATAATGCCAACGCAGACGGGACAAACCCAACAATGCTAAACGGCAAGACGGGCAACCAATACGGCCCGTTAACGGAAGCCGAAATTGGTAAAAAATTCTATTGGAAAGGTTCGCCCGCTGCGCTTACGGGCGCAGCATTGGGTGCAGAGGTAACAAGTGCATATAGCCTTGTTGTAAAGGCTGCAACGCCGCCTGTTTCGGGTGCATACGCCCCTATCAACTTTGAGCGCAATAGGGGCAATACGGCAATCAACGCCAATAATGCCGATTGGACAACCCTTGCTCCTGACGGTGCAGCGGGTGCAATGGGTTCGCAGAAGTTGGCCGCAGGCGTGTCAGGTGGCTTTAAAATGACGTTGAGCCGCCTTGCGCTTGGCGTACTCGTTGCGTCAGCCAGCAATGACAATAACGGTTATAGCAACGAACCGGAACATATGGCTATGTGGCTAAATTCAAACGGCCATATCATCAACCACACAAACGAAGGAAACAAATATTTTGGGACATTCCCGAATCATTTGAACATTCCTCCTTTTACACCAAGCGAAGAACTTGAAGTGTATATTCTTGTTGACCGCGACACAAATACTTTTTCGGGTTTTTGGTCGGAAGATGCAGGCGTTACGCTCAACCCAATTACAACCGGACCTGCGCCCGTTGGCGACATTTACGTTCGCGCATTCGGAGACGCAGAGAACTACGGTATCCGCAATTTGATGGGACACAATACAACGGCTCTGTAAATGAGAATCAACCGGAAATTATTAAATATTGCGGGTGGCGTTATTACGCCGCCCGCGCTTATTTCGACAAGGCGCACTGAAATTGAATTGACCTATGAGGTATTGCCGGATAATACCGACTTTACGCACAGTGTCAGTCCATTTTTCAAGGATGAATTCATTATTGGCATCAATGATGACAACGGCGCAATCGGAAATGACATTGTTGCGGTCCTGAATGGTGGCGTTGATACGTCAGGCGCTATTCATTCGGGTTTCACCTTTGATGACGGTACAGGCAACGAAACTCCGCTTGAATTCAATTTTGCAATTTGTTACAGTAGTATTGACAGCAACAATACATACTTAACAAGAGCGCAACTGCGCAAGTATGCAGGTTCAGGTACAATTGATTTATCAAATCATACCTTTCAACACACGTTTACAAATGCAGCATACCAGTTGCAGACAAATTTTGATGCTGTCAAGAATAATGTTGACGGTTTCAGGATGTCAACAACAACGGAGCCGGGCGGCGAAAGAGGCGGCGTAATTCCTTCCAAAAACAGAGGGGATGCAGCATACTTTTCAGAGGGATTCGGGTCGGGCGGCGTAAACGCAGAGGGGTTGCCGGTCTTTTGGTCTGAACTTTGGGACTTGGGCGTTGCGGCAAACAATCCGCTGTTCTCCCTAGTAACCCGGCTGAATGCTGATAATATGTTTATTGAAAATCAACCCGCGCTGCGGACTTGGTTGAACAATAAAATAACGCAGGTAAACGAACAAAACCGTATTGCGGCTTTGCCGTATTTTTCGCACGGCGTAGAAATACCGCAATTCAAAAGCTTTGTCGAGTACACGCAGGCGCATCCGGTTGCCGGGCGTATGGCTTGGATGAAGGCAAGTCGAGTGACTGACCATTTAAATAATAAGGCTTTGTCAACAGTTGAAAAAACTGTGACGGGGAATAAAATTAAATACGTCATCAACCACGAAGGAACCGGGCCGAACGTTGCTGAATTGGCGCTTTATTTAAATTTGCCGCAAGGAACAATTACAAGTGCGACAATTAAAGGCGTTCAAAAAGCAAATATTAATTTCGAGAACAACCGGCTTGTAACATATAAAACTGTTGGCAAGGCGGAAAAAACTGTTTCGCTTGGCACTGTTCAAAAGGTTTACGGCAAAATTCCGTTGGATGCAGAGCGCATCTTTATGGATTCTGCATCAACGCAGCGAACCGAGCAATTCACTGACGGTAATATTGCGAACAACGTTGAATTACAGATTGGTGATTATTGGTGGCAAAAGCGCTGCAAAATTGTTGCGCAGTTAGACCCGCGCTTGAAAGCGGAAGTTGACGTTGTTAAATTCGGCAACGGCCAACATGACGCAAGCGGGGAACCAATGCACAGTTGGTATTTAGACCCGGACACATTGCAGGAAATTCCTGCATTTGATTTTGACGGGAAAAACGGAAACGGCGTATTCACTGTAAATAATTTCCCCGAACCCAAAAGGTTTGATGACTTTATTTTTCAGTTCACTTACCCAATGCCAACTGAACTCGAATTTTGGGGTTGGTACATTCCCGGAATTGTTGATTACGAATTGCCGGAAGTAAACCCCGAAGTTCAATTTGCAGCGGGTTCAGTTGATTACGTTTATGACTTCGCAAAAGCTAGTGGCGAGGGTTTAGATTTTGTCAAATTACAACTTGCGGCAAAAGGGTTTCACGTTGTCCGCTTGTATTGCGACTTTGGAAACTGCTATGTTGCAGAAACGGGCAAGTTCACGTTTGACCCGATGGTTGGCGGCGCTTGGCCGCTTGATAGAATCCTGCAACACTTTTACGACATTGGAATTTATGTCATTCTTTGCCCTAAAGGCATGGACGGGCACCCAATGTTTCCGCGCCTTGTCGAGCAAATTGAAATCAGGTACGGCAACAACACCAATGTTGACCCGGCGAAAGTCTTGGTTGATACCCGTCCGGGCTTTGGCCCAACGTCAAACGTTGTTAAAATCGGAATGGGTATTTTGCCCGCTGTTCAGATTAGCAACGAACAAGTACGTTGGTGGAAAGATAAAGCCAACATTGCAGAGCAAACCAACCTTGAAGGCAATATGACGCACTATGAGGTTTTCTTGCAGCATAAAGCCTGTTATGACTTTGTGAAGCGGGATAATCCTGATATGCGTGTTGTATCGTTGGGCAACCCGTCTGATAAGCCGGGAACGTTCCTTGCTCTTGCTTGGTATTGCAAGCTGTTCAACAACAATCATCTTGTATTTGATGATGTTGCATATCATCAATACATCAACGCCAATTTAGGCGGGCAAAATGGGGGCGGTTCTCCCGTTGGCGTTGAGCCGGAAAAAGAAGATTATATGTATAAGAACGCTATGCGCGTTCGCCGTGCTATGTACCGCACACAAATGGAATTTTCAACGCCTGAAAAGGAAATACGTTGCGGAATTACAGAAATCGGGTACAGTCACGCATTGCCTTCCGATTCCCTCAACAGACCAACGAACCCGGAACAGATTGCGGTTCCAACGCCCGGTTATGACATATTCAGAACACATCTAAATTGGGGCATTCGCTCTGATTTTGTCGGGCTTGATGCTGGCTTGTCCTTTAACTGCAAGTATCAAGGCTACAATGACGGGGCCGGAATCTATTACCCGCACCGCTGGCTGAATTGGGACTTGATGAACGGCATTTTCTTTGCCGAAATCAACGGAACAATTGGCTTGTATCCGATTTCAGATGCAGTGCAGCAATACAAAGCTTTCTTGTTCGGATACCGCAAGACAAGAACTGACAGAACAAGCCCGTTGTTTCATGTTCGGTACTTCTCGAAATCGGGTGCGAATGCTGTTGTTGAATTCAACATGATTACGCACGGGCAAGATATGGAGCTTGATATTCAGCTTGACGTTCCAGCCGGAAAACAGGCGGTTTTGAAAACCTTCAACATTGGGCCAATGAACCGGGAATTCTATTACCACGACCCGCAAGACGGGGTTGATGTGTATATTGACCGCTATACACCCGGAACTGAAACCTTGGATTCAACGCCGCTTGTTGTTTCAAATGGCAAGGTTACAGTGAAAGCAAAAGAAGAACCGCAATTTGTCGAATTCATTTAAATACGAACATGAGCAATAGACTTCCGGCATACGACGAAAACGGACAAGTTGCGCTCAAAATCGAGTTAACAGAACGCCCGGAAAAACCGGGCGTTCTTACTCTCGATTGCGAGAATATGCAGCTTGCGCAGAAAAGAAAACTAATCGAGTCATTTGACCGCTTGCCCGATTTGGATTGGCTGAAAGGGAAATTCAGTGTTGCAGATGCCGCAAGTATTGATTTCTATTTAAAGCCAAATATTACAGAGCAAGAAAAAACGGGCGTAATTGGGGCAATAAAAGGCGCTGTTTGGTTTTTCTGCCTTGAGAGAGTACCGCTTGCGGAAATGAAAAATAAACCCGCAATTAAATAAACCGCAATGTCATACGAACTTGATACTTGGCTTGCATTGCCGCCTGAAACAGAGGTAAACGAGGAAGCCCGCGAATTTACAATTCCCGGCTTTGACCCTTCCTTGTATATGGCTGTTTTTCGCCGCAAGACAAAAGCGCCTATTTGGACCCCTGTTTATCCATTCGGCAAAGAAGCTGTTGACGGTTCCGGGCTTGTTAGTTTCGGAATTATTGGCAACAGTTATTTAACCCGCAAGTTGCAGATTGCGTCAACTGCAAACACGTTTGAAGTTGAGGCGTACAAATTAGGCGGGTTCAATTACATCTATGTTGAATCATTTGAGAAAGATTCAGAGGGTAATTGGATTCCTATAAATGTTCCCAAAGACGCAATTGTTGATGACTTGGAAGCGGGCTTTCTGCGCTGCATCAAAGACGTTCAACTTGTGTATCCGAATTACCCGGTTGTAGGTGAGTTTTTCGAGGAACTTGACGTTGCAACTCTTGCGGCTTTAAAGAAACTGTCAGCAAGAGTTGATGCGCTCAATACAAAAGTTGACAACCTTCCGGGCAAGGTTCCGCGCTTTTACGGCTCAAGCGCAACGGGTAATATTTACAGTGCTGAATTCCTGAACGGGGTTGTTGGGGTTCTACCTAACTATTTGGGCCGGGTTACTGTGATGGGTCACGGTACAATGAACGGTTCAACTAGCCTGCGTTACGGCAATTCGATTCAAGGCAACAACAACTCTGTTGCAATGAATGGGTTCAGCCTTGATTTCGCAAGGGACTCTGCAATTTATGACTTGCACTTATCAAACGGTTTTTTGTCCCTTTACGGCACAGTAAACCGGACGTATAACGGCGGCTCCCTGAACAACGTTCGCATTCAAGGCGGCGGCGGACAAGGCATAAATCTATACGGAACGGTTGTAACCTGTGCAGATGGATTCGAGACGGTTGCGCCCAATGATGGAATCGGAGTGACGTTGTACGGAACCGCAGCGAATCCCAATCCGGTTTGGCCTGCAAACGCCGCACCTTATCCTGTTACCGTCATTCCCTACGTTGCGCCCGTCACAACTATTCGTTCGCCCAACGGCGCAGCTTGGCGCATAAACAACGCAGGCGTTGTCGAGCCTGCGGTATAGATTGAAATAAATATTTCTTGCGGCTTTCTTGGAACTTTGCTTGCGGCTTTCGTATAATTGCATACGAATTCACCGCAAGCAATTTCCATTTCAAAGAAAGCCAACATGAAAAGCAAAATCACTCCAATTGAGAACGTTGAAGCCGGAACGCAAATTTACGTTCGGGTTGATGGGAAACAGGTTGCCGCAGAGCTGCGCACCAAAACTGAAACAGGCATTCGAGTAAAGGCGGGCAAGGTATTTCACAATCTGAATTACAGTGATTATGAAGGCACTGTTGCGGAGGTCTGCAAAACCGCAACCGCAAACCTGAAAGCCGCAAAAGCAAAGCCGCAAGAGGTTGCAGAAGTAGCCAAGGAATTAGGCATTCAGGAAGCCGCTGTTGCGCCGTTCGTTGCCGCTGTTGATGCTGCGGTTGCCGCAACGGCTGAAAGCCCGTCAGAGGCTCCAAAACAAGCGCCGTTGTCTTTGTTGGCGGGCGGTATATTGATGTACTTGCAGGAACACGCAAAAGGTCTTGACGGTGAAGCGGGCGCAACGCCCGACCAAGTTGTTGATGCGCTGCAAGACTCGAAAGCAAAAGTTGTCGGCTGTTTCACTTCGCTCAAAAAGCGCGGCTTGATTGAGACGGGCAACGGGCTTGTCAAGGCAACGGAAGCCGGGTTGCAGTATGGTTATGCAGATACGCCCGGCGAACCGTTTGCCTTGCAGCATTCCAACGAAACAGGCGGGTTCGTTGTCCGCACTGACGTTGAGGTTTCGCCAAACAGCGGAAATGAGACATACGAAATGAAAGTTATTGAAACGCCTGACGGGCCGCAGACTCGCAAAGAAATTATTCAGCATTGGTCTGAAAAGAATGACAAAGCGCTTGCGGAATCCGGGCTTGAAGGCGTTGTTCGTCAAATCAACACGCCTTTTGATGCAGTGAGTTACCACGAATACGAGAAGCCAGAAGAAAAGGCAGAGCCGCAAGCAGATGCACCGCTTTTCCAACTAACGCCCGCACCATACGCTGAACCCGCACAAGAGGCGCAAGAGGCGTTTGCTATTACGGAAATCATCATTTCCGCAATGGAAAGCTTGCAGGATATAAACGGCAACGGAAAGGCGAAAGGCTTGCGGAATGCGAATGCGCTTGTATTGCTGCAACGCAACTTTCCGCAGGCGGTCAATGGAGAATTCGAGTTGCAGGGAGACGCAACGCCCGCTTTCGTTGGAACGCTTACGGGTATAGGCGCAGCGCTTATCAGAGAGTTCCGCAAGAACAACCCAAAGCCCGCGAAGTCAAACAAAAAGCTTGAGTTGAAACCCGTTCCGAGAGACTTTGACCCGGAAGCCAAACCCAAAAAGGAGAAAGCCAAAAAGGAGCCAAAAGCCAAGAAAGAGCCAAAGCCAAAAAAGGAAAAAGCGCCCAAAGTCGAGAAGCCCAAAAAGGAGAAAAAAGAGAAAGTTGAAGTTGCTGCGCTTCCTTCGCAACTGACTCTGCGCAGGCATCTTTTAGGAGTCATCACAGAACACCTTGCAGCGGGCAACACAGTTGTTGAAAGCCGCCTGCTTGATGAAACCATTATGCCGCACGGAACAACCGCAGAAGCCGCGAAAGAGGCGCTTGATAGGTTGGTTACAATGGAAAAGATTTCGCGCAATGAAGGCAACATTGTCTTGCGGGAAAATACCGCAGTTCCACGAACCGGCAACATTCGCAAGGAAATTGTTGAATACTTGCAGCAAGAGGAAAAAGGCGGCTTCACCGTCACGAAAGCAAGCCTGACAAATTACTTTGTCGAGACGCACGAAATGCAGCGGCAACAGCTACACAACGCAATCTTCAAAGTCATCAATTCAGGCTTTGCAGCGGTTGATGATAAAGGCGTTGTTACTCTGACTGACAGAGGCAAAAAGGAGTACGCAACGGGCAAGGAAAAAGGCGCTGCGCCGCGCAACGCACGTATCAAGGAACTGTTGCCAAAGCTTGCGGAAGGCGAAAAGCTTTCAAAGGAGCAAGCCCGCGAAATTGCAGCCGCAGTTGGTTGTGAAATCGGGTATGTCTTTGATGTGGCAAACGGGCGGGACGTGAAACGGCTTGAGGCAAACAAGAAAGCCGCAAGCGAAAAAGCGGAGTAGCAAGAGGAACAAGCCCGTCATCATTGGCGGGCTTGTTTTTGCTCTTTCGTGAAAAATAATTTCAGGAACACTTGACTTGTCAATATATTCTTGCGACATTTGAAACACCAACCAATAAAGCCGCAAGCTATGTTTGAACCTACTGAAAAAGAGCCTGTAATTTGCCCGGACTGCAACGGATACGGCGCAATTAAATCTGCATACGGGTTTCTTGGTGAAGAACCTTTTGAATGCGAGACTTGCGGCGGAAGTGGCGAGGTAACAGCATTTCACGCAGTACGCATTCGGGCGAATCGAATTGCCTTGATTGCAGATGACAGACAGAACGAACGCAAAACCCTTTAAAGCCGCAAGCAATGCAGGAATTAGCACAAGGAACGGAAGTAACCAAGTTCCACAATGGCAAAGCCTTTTCAATTCATAAGGTTGAGCGCACAACGAAAACGCAGGCTATTTTGCCGGACGGAACAAGGCTGCAAATAAAAGTAGGGCCGAAAGGCGCATTGTCAGTAGTTGGTGAAACAAGTTGGAATGCTGTTGATTACCAATTAACAGATGAATCAGACCGCAGCGAAGTTCGTTTGCGAATTGCCCGCAACAGAGCCTTGCAAGAACTTGAGCAAGTAAAAGCCTTTCTCCTGACTGAAAATTTGGAGTACATCAACAGTATAAGAACCGCAATCAATCCATTCATCAAACCTTAAAAAGCCGCAACATGAAAGTTGAAAACATCAAAATTGTAAACTTCAAGGCAATCGAGAACCTTGAAGTAAATCCGCAAGGTAAAAACGTTTACGTTGTCGGGAAAAACGGCGCAGGCAAAACGAGTTTCATTGGCGGCGTTTTCGGCATCCTGACGGGCCAAGACTTGCCGGTTGAACCGCTGCGGCAAGGTGAGGAAAAAGGCGAAATTGAAGTTGACCTTGGAGAAATCATTGTTCGCGCAACCTATACTGCGGAGAACCAAAAAATGAACCTGCAAGTCAGTACGCCCAACGGCGCAAAGTTTAGCAGCCCGCGCAAGATGCTGAATGAAAAGTTGGGGGTTGTTGACTTCAACATTGCTGAATTTTTGGCGCTTGCTCCTGCTAAGAAGTCAGAACAGATTCAGCGCATTTGCGGGCTTGACTTCGCAGATGTTGATTCACGCTATACTGCGGCGTTCAATGAAAGAACCTACATCAACCGCAAAGTCAAAGAACTTGAGGCGCAGAGCGAAGGTTTAGACGTTGCAGATGTGAAGCCGGTTGATACGGCTGCGGTTCACGAAAGCCTGCGAGTTGCTAGGGTTCAGAACAGCGCAATTGAAGGCGTTCAAACAAGGATTGAAACCCGCAAGAATCGGAGAACTTCAATTGACACTGAAATTGAAAAGCTTACAAAGCAGATTCAGGTTCTAAAAGACGAAAAAAGGGAGCTTGACGGTATGGATAAACAAGCCGCAACTTTCCTCAAGCAAAACAAGGTTACAGATGTTCAGAGCCTTGAAAAGCAGCTTGCGGAAGCTTCTGAAATCAACGTTCGGGTTCAGACGGTAGAAGCCAACAAACGCAAGCTTGCGGAATTCGATTCGGCAAAAGAGGAACAAGGCAAGCTGAATGCCTCACTTGCTGATATTGCCAACGAAAAAGCCGCAATGATAAAGGCGGCAAAGATGCCGGTTGAAGGCATGACGTTTTCAGAATCGGGTTCATTGCTGTTGAACGGCTTGCCTTTCGAGTCTGCGCAGATTAATACCGCAAGCCAAATCATTGCGGGTTTGCAGATTTGCAGCGCACTTCATAAAGATGTGAAGATTGCCCGCTTTGACGGTTCATTGCTCGACAATGACAACTTGAAGGTTGTTGAAGATTGGGCCGAAAAAGCAGGCGTTCAACTGTTCATTGAAATCGTAAGCAGAGACGCACAAGGGTTGCAGGTTGATATATCAGAATAGCTCCTGCATACTCAAAAAGGAACCGCTTTCGGGCGGTTTTCTTTTGTCTCGCAATTCCTGAAAAAGTTTGCAGATTCAAGAAAGTTGTTTACATTTGTTCATCACTAATTTAAAGCCGCAAGAAAATGGAAGTATCAGAATTGACCGTTCAGGAAGTAACAGCACTGTACTTTGACCAAGACGCGCTGCGCATTACGCCGCGCCCGCTTTACCGTCTCGCAGCGGGTTCAGCCGGGCGCTATTACTACACATTCGGCAAGCAAGGCGCAGAGTTCTTTATATCAGTAACCAACCTGATAAAAGCCACAATGCCGACTCCTGCGGCGCTTATTGCTTGGATTGCCAAGAACGGAAGTGAAGGCGCAGACGAAATCAAGTTTGAACGGGCGGGTTATGGGACAATGATGCACAAGTTCTTTGAAGAACTGTTGATTACCCGGACGTTGAACTTGGATTTGATGCGCGAACAGATTGCGGCATATTTAGAGGAAGAACGCCTTCCTGCATTCTATGCTGAAAAATGGGAGCCGGAATTGAAGAAAGATGCACTTGCGTTTGCGCAGTTCATGCAGGATTTCAACGTTGTTCCGCTTGGCATTGAATTGATGCTTGCGAGTTCGCAATATGGCTTTGCAGGCGCTCTTGACTTGGTTTGTAGAATGACAATCGAGGTTCCCGGATTCAGCGCAACAGAGGTTTACGCAAGCGGGCCGCGCAAAGGTCAATCCAAGGAATGCAAGGTTCCGGTTGAAATAGTCGCAATCGTTGATTTCAAGTCAGGCAAGAAAGGCTTTTATGAGGAACATGAAATTCAGCTTGAGGCATACCGCCTGCTTGTTGAAGAAAACTTTCCCGACTTGAAGATTGACAGGCTATACAACTTTGCTCCGAACGAATGGAGGGGAACAACCCCAACATACAAGTTGAAGGACCAAACCGAAAGCCCGAACCGCAAAAAGCTTCCGTTCCTTGTCGAGTTGGGGCGCATCCAAGCTGCAAAGCGGAGTGATACTGTAACAACGTATTCAGGCGTTGTGAATCTTGACAGAAACTTTCTTGCGGATTGTGTTCAGGTTGTGACGTTGGAAAATTTTGTTACCTCTAAGCGCTCGAAATAATGGCTTTGTCAGGACGCATCAAGAAAAAAAATGAAGTCGCAAGCCCGGTTGAAAAGCCGGGCTTGCCCCTAATCGGCAAAATCAAGGTGGGTCAAAAGACCGCAACCGGAAGGCCGGAAAGCCTTGATTACTTCCTTTGTTCCGGGAAATACGCAAGTTATTTTGAAAAGGCGCATCAACAAAAACCGGACGTTATTCAGGTAGTTTTCATTTCAGATGATATAAACTACTCTTGCAAGGAAGAATACGAATGCAGGGATTCAGCCGGAAAGCTGACGGGCAAAGGAGACGGGGAAACTTGGCTTCTATACAACGCAGACAAGGATGATTACCTTGCAGTTGATAACGGCACAGATGAAGGCAAGGCGGCGCTAAAAGCCGCAGGTAAATGGAAGGCCGCACTGACGTTGCGGTTCATCATTCCAAAGATTCGCGGGCTTGCAGGCGTTTTCGAGTTCACAACGCACGGTGAAAAGTCAAGCATTGAACAAATCCGGGAAACCTTTGACCGGGTTCAGGAGCAAGCAAAGACCGTCATCAACATTCCTTTTGATTTGACGGTGAAGAAAGTCAAAAGCCAAAAGCCGGGCCAAATCCGCAATTTCCCGGTTGTGCAGCTAGTTCCCAATATATCAGAAGATAACATTGCAATTGTCCGGAATTACTTGGATTCCGGGAACCCAATCAGCAAGACGGGCTTGTTGAATGAAGAAAGGATTTTACAGTTAAAAGAGCAAAACTAATGACACAGGTACTTGAAAAACCATTTGAGCAAGTAACGCCCGGCGAACTGCGTTCCGCAATCGAGAATAAGTTTAATAGCCTTTCCCGGTTTTGTATGCTGACGGGCTTCAACTACACAACCGCAACCAAGTCTCTGCGCGGCATCTACGTTTCAAATCAAGATAACCTGCGCCGAATGCAGGAAGTCGCAAGAGGGACTGAAAACAAGCCTATTGCGGGCGTGAATTTGCCGGAAGCCAAACGGCAAGAAATGAAGATTGCCTTCAAGCGCAAATTCACAACCCTTGCGGACTTCACAGATGCGAATGACGGGTTCAGTGTCAGTTGGGTTTCTGCCTTCCTAAACGGTTCCGGGCAACGCCTTACGCCCAAAATTCGCCAATTCGCGGAAATCTTAGGAGTTCAAATTGTATGATAAGACAAGCAGAGGTTTTCGGACTGATTAGCCAGCTAACAGGACACAACAACCAACTTGCGTATTCAACTGCGTTCGTTGATTATTGTGACGGTCATCACGAAACCGCGCTTTTATTGTCGCAACTAATTTATTGGTCTGACAAGACAAAGATTCCGGGCGGTTGGATTGCCAAGGAATACAAAGATTGGTACGCCGAAATTCGCCTTTCTGAATACTTGGTGCGCAGAGCCGCAAAGCTCTTGGAAGATGACAGAAAGATTCTTGAAACGACTGTGAAGCGCTTCAACGGCTTTGCAACGGTTCATTTCCGGATGCTGCGAGAAGCATTCATTGAATCCTTTGTTGACTTCCTATCAAAGCGAAAAACGGGTTTCGAGAAGTATTCAGAGGTTTACGGAATAGCGAAACAACGCAAACAGCGCGGTTCTGAAAAAATTCAAGAACCGGGTTCCGGTCCTGAAATAATTTCAGTTCCGGTCCTTGAAAATTTTCAGAACCAGAACCGAAATAATTTCAGTTCCGGTCCTTTAAAAATTTCAGAACCCTTAACAGAGACTAATACAAGAGACTTAACAGAGACTAAGGCAGAAGATTACTTTGCTGACTCGCAAGGCTCGCAGCTTGACTCAAAAAAAAATACGGGCGGGCGAATTAAGGGAGCCGCACCCGGAAGAAAGAAAAGTGACGCGCCGCCCGTTTACAAAGACGCAATTGGTATTTACTTTCAGGCATACAAGGCGAAATATAATGTTGCGCCGAAATTTGATGCCGCAGACGGTAAATTGTTAAAATCAATACTCGATTACCTGAAAGGCATCACAACTGCACAGAGTTACACAGATGCACTTGAGTTGTTTGAAGGAATCCTTGCCGGTTGGCATTTGCTTCCGGAATGGTTTGAAACGAAAATGAACATCAAAATTCTTTCAAATCAGATGACAACAATAATTCCTGAAATCAGAAAACACAATGAACGATTTACAGAAATACAATCCGGGTTTAGCGCTAACGACTTTAGCGGCTATTAGTCAGCATCCAAACTCGCAACAAGAAGATTGGAAGAACGGTGAACTTGCGAAATTAGTAAACCGGGTTTCATTGCGCGAAGCAATAGAAAAGGGAACGGAAGTAGGACCGTTGCTGCGAGAAAACAGAGGCGAACTTTTTGCGCTTGTTGCGACAATGATAAAAGCAACTGTCAACTTTTTCGGCAAGAGTGTTGACAAGCCAAACCAAGACCAAATAAAAGAAATTGCGGCTTTGGTTGCAGAGCGCAGCCGGGCAATGCGTTTCGAGGAAATTGCGGTTGTCCTGAAATATGGAAAGATGGGAAAGTTCGGAGAACTGTACTATAACAGATTGGACGGGCCAACAATACTGTCTTGGTTTGAAAAATATGAAAAGCTTGAAGAACGGTCTTTGATTTGGGAGCAAACCAACTCTGCGCATAAAAGCGTTTTGCCGCAAGACCAAAAGGGATTGCCCAAAGACCCGGAAGAACTTCACCAATTCCTGCAAGCCGAACGCCTGCGGTTGTATGGGACTCCGCAGGAGCGCGAACAAAAGGTTCTTGCGGAACAAATAAAGCGCGAAGAAGAAAAGCGAAACGAGAACAACCGGCGAAAGCTTATGTCAATGCAGATTCAGTTCAGCGCAGACAACCGCAATAAGCTTGAGGAATACTTGAAGCGCGAATTTGTGCCAACCGTCACAGACCGCGAACGGGCCGCACTTGGCAAATTCGCAACATCAACTGCGCTCAACAAAACAGAGGAAGCAACGATTGCGGCATATACAAAACGCAGGCAAGCTTTCATTGAAGATTACAACCCGATAACGGGCAAGCGCATTTCAACTGAAACTGATTTTGAAACCCTATAAAAGCCGCAAGCAATGATTCTTTTAAAAGCAAAACTGAATAATCTGACAAAAGGCGAATTCAATAAATTCTTCGCATTGTTGGGAACCGTAGTGTCAGGTAAAAAGCTCGACACAGGAACGGAATACAAAATATATTTAACTGACGGTAAAGATTCGGCGCTGCGCAGCAATCAGCAAAATAAATACCTTTGGGGCGTTGTGTATAAAACGCTTTCAGATGCAACCGGATTTGAAATAGGCGAGTTGCATGAAATATTTAAATTAAAATTCGGATTGCGAACCCGCTTTGATTTTGGCGGCGAAGTGATTGAATACCCGCTTTCAACAAGTAAGTTCACCAAGGAAGAAATGATGACTTATCTTGACAGTGTAATTCGTTGGGGCGCAGAAAGAGGTATTGAAATTCCGGATGCAAAATCAATTCCGGATGAAATATATGTTCAGTTGCACTCGGATAATAAAATATGAAGCTCTGTGTTTGGGAACTCGAAACCGGCGAACCCTGCAATTCAAATAAAATCGAGAACAAAGAATTCTGTTTATGCGCAACACACAACAAGGCAAGAATCAAGTCAGAAAATCCGAAAGAAAGCAAGCCCGCCCGGAACGGATTACCGCAAAGCCGCAAGCCGATTCGACAAGTAAGCAGCAAGCAAGCGGTAAAGAATGCGCAAAAGGCTGCGGCTTATGCAGTAGTAGATGCAACAAATGAACATTGGTGCGTAAGCTGCGGCGAACCTAACTGCTTGACGCATTCGCACGTACTGACAGAAAAGCAGCACGAAAAGCACAGAGCGAACCCGGAAAACATATTGCTTGAATGTCAAGATTGCCATTATATATGGGAACATGACAAGCGGACCTCATGCCGGATTCACCCCGAAAGTTGGGCGCTTAAAATGGAAATTATGGAAAGGTTGGAGCCGCAATACTTCCAACAATTCAAAAACAATTATCCTGATTTATTCCGCAATGAAAAACCCAACACCCGGCGAAATAATAGTTGAGTTGATGCAGCAACTTGCGACTTGCAAAAAGCGGTTTGAATTTCAACTGAATGAAGGCAGGATAAAAAAGGATGAAGCTGAAAGGCGGCTTGAGTGCTTCAAGCGCGGAATTGACATTATTTGCATTGCATCCGGAATTGAACCCTTGAAAATATAATTCGCAATGAATTACGAAATGCCGCAAATGGATTTGAGTTGCGCTTTTTGCCCAACACAGGAATTCAGAGACAAGCTTGTTGCCGTAGGCGTAAGGGTTCAGGAGTTCGGCTTGAATCCGCAAGCAGAAATGCAAACATATTTCAATGACAGAATAGGCGGCTTGTGCTTATTCGTTCCCGTTTGGAGTCCCTACAAAATCAAGTTTAGTGTTTGGGGAACAAATTGGAGTCTTGAAAAGCAAGAGTTGCATTTTAATTGGCCGCTACTCTGTGCAAACTAAAATCAGTACATTTACATAAACATAAAGCCGCAAGCAATGATTGAACTTTTGCGTCCGCTTGTCATCTTTGATTTGGAAACCACATCAAAGGACACTGCAACCGCCCGAATAGTACAGGCAACCTTTTCCAAGATGAAGCCTGATTTTGATGTTGAGACAAAGACCCGGTTGATAAATCCGGGCTTTCCTATTCCTGCGGACACAACCGCAGTTCACGGCATCACAAACGAAATGGTTGCGGACCAACCAACGTTTAAAAAACTCGCAAACGGTCTGCATCAATTCCTGGCAGATTGCGACTTGTGCGGACACAACATAGAAAAGTTTGATGTTCCGATTCTTGCAGAGGAATTCGCCCGTTGTGGTATCGAGTTTCCAACCGCAGACACTCGCATTGTTGACACATTGCGAATCTTCACAATGAAAGAGCCGCGCACACTCGCAGCCGCGCTCAAGTTTTATTGCGGAATAGACGAATTGGAAAACGCGCATAGTTCAGATGCAGACGTTGCCGCAACAATTAAAGTATTCGCGGGCCAACTCGAAAGATATTCTGATTTGCCTGACAATGTTTTTGAATTGTCGGAAATGTTGGGCCAATCAGAACGGGTTGATTTCGCAGGAGTTCTCGCCAAAAATAAAAACGGCGAAATAATTTATAATATCGGAAAGGCAAAAGGCAAGCCGGTATTGTCTGACGTTGGATTTGGGGAATGGATTTTAAAAGGCAATTTCCCAATGAGAACAAAAAGCATTCTTTTCAATCTTCTTTACCCAAACAAACAATAAAATGAAAAAGCTAGGATTAAAAACAATTCTTGCTGCGGCTTTTTTTGTCGCAATTTCAATCGGGCTTGGTTTCTACATTCGGCATGAAATCAAAAGGGAACGGCCCGTTACAACGGAAGCCATTGTTGCAGTCGTTTTCGTTGTGATTGCGGGCGGAATGGTTGCAGCGGATATTCGCAGCGCCAACAAACGCATTGCAGAAGAAAAGATGAAAGGAGACGCAAAAAATGGATAATCAATTTTGGCTGACAGATGCAGCAACGGGTGAACCTGCATCTGCTAAATTCGACACTCCGCAGGCGCTTGAGCAACACGCAAAGACCCTTCCGAACCCGGAAGGCTTTCAAGTAGCCGATAATGCAACAGCGGGCTTGTATTGCCCGCTTGCAACGTTCCTTCACATTATGAAGGTTGACGGGGAAAGTTTGCCGCCAAATGTGAACCTGTACTTTTTTGAAGATATTCCCAATGTTGAAACTAATCCTATCAGTACAGGCGGCGAAACTCCTGACGTACATATACGCAGACGTTGAAGCACAGTCAGATGCAGACGCAATCAAGCGCAACTACAAGGTCACTCACTTGCTAGGAAAGCGCGAAAGAATGACTGCGCTTGCGGGTTTCGTTTTGGGTCCGACTGCATACCGCCCGGAACTGTTGGAATTGACTGCGCTTGCGGTTGCCGCAAGAATTGTTTCAGTTGCCGTTTTGGCGGCTCTGCTTGCGGTTTGGTTCGGCTTATGGTTTGATATTCGCCTGAACAAACGCCGCAATCTGTTATGGCATTACATAGGGCAAGACCCGGCAACGGCAAACGCAGACAAGTTTGCGAATAAAATATTCGGCAAATTCAAAATTCCCGGCAAGGCGTATGCAGCCGCAAAAGTTATCGGCTGTCTAATTCTTGAGTCAGCATTTTATTTGTTGTTGATGTAAGCTGACAGCCGCAAGAACCAAATAAGAAAAATCAACGTCAATTGAGTACTTTCGAGTTCTCAACAGTGACGTTGATTTTTCTTTTATGGCAACTACAAAATTATCTGACTTCTTTGATGAAGCGGACGGGAATCTTGACCCGTATGAATTACAGAATTTCCGCAAGGTTTGCCGGGAATTAGGGACGCAAGCGAAGATTGCTGCGCATTACGGTATTTCCCCGAAAACTCTTTTTAATTGGCTTACAACGGTTCCTGCGCTAAAAGAGGCGTATGAAACCGCAAGCATAAAGAGCAAGGCGCAAGAATACTTTTATAATGAGAAAGGCGAACCAATACAGGAGTCATTGACACTGTTGCGGCGCATGAAAGAAAAGGGTCTGACGAACGCAGAAATTGCGGACATTTTAGGCGTTAAGAGAGACGCGCTTGAAGGTTGGTATGAAGAATACCCGGAAATTGAAGATGCGTTGAAAGGCGGCAAGCAAAACGCTGTTGCGGCGGTTGTTGCTGCGCTGTTCAAATCCGCAATCGGCTTTTCGCATCCTGAAACAAAGTTTTTCGCCTATCAAGGGTCAATCATTGAAAAGGAGACTGAAAAGCAATATGCGCCCAACCAACGCAGTATTGAATACTTCCTGCAAAACCAAGACCCGGCAAGCTGGAAATCAATTCAGCATATTGATTTGAAGTCAGACGGGGAAAGCGTTATTCCTAAGCCGCAACGCCCGTTGGCGGGAATGAGTGCAGAAGATTTGCAGGAGTTGATGAAGGCTGCAATGATTGTCGAGAATGCGCGTAGGGCCGCAGGCGGTGAAGCATCCTGAAAAATATTTTCAGGAATGCTTGACTTTACGGTTTTTCTTGCGACATTTGAAACATCATAAAGCCGCAAGCAATGAAACACAGACTTCATAAAAGCCACAACGGGCGCAGCAATGCGTACTACCGTTTACGGGAGTTCTACTGCTACTTAATAGCCAAGCGCAGGGAATTCAACAATGTCTCACTTTTTTAAAGCCGCAAGCAATGGGTTTTGCATACAGGAGTTATCAGGACAAGTACGCCTTCCGAATCGAGCCGACAAGAGCCGCGCTTGCTGTTATGTCAGACAAGGACTTAGAACAACAGCTTGCGGTTTGGCACGTTGGCACAGAACGCGCAAGGTATGTCAAAGAAAAAAAGGACCGGGAAAACGGATTGCGGCAAGTAGAACGCAGGCTTGCTTTCCGCAAGTCAAGAGGTTTAGCGCTGAAAGTGACGCAAGAGGCTTATGCGCTGCAACTCGAAATCAGCAAGAACAGAAGTAAATAAAACAGTTCGGGCGCTCAACCTATGAAGGGAGCGCCCGAATGAACTTGCGGTGAAAAGCCTAAAACCGCAAGTTTGGCCGAATCATAAAAAGCCGCAACGCAAATACGATTCGGCAACGGGCAAATATACGCAAGTAAAAGACAAAACGACAATGACTGACGAACGGGAAAAAGAGTTGTTGCAGAAAATCAGCGACTTACAGAATTTCAATCGGGAAATGTCTATTGCAATTCTTCAAGACGCAATGACACTTTGCGCACTGCAAGCTGAAATCAAGTTTTTGCGAGAGACCAACACCACAACTTGCGAAATCCTTTTTGAGTACCTGCGCCAACTCGAAACGTATGACACTGCGGATTTCAACGTTTTAATCGAGGAAATCACAGACATAATCAAGGCATCAATGCCTGAACTACTTGCCTTTTCATCATACTCTGCTTACCTCAATTCAATCAAACACATTCACCAACAAAAACAGTAAAATGAAAAAAGCCGCAATTGCTGAACTTATGGTTTCAGCTTATCAAGTAAACAAAGCCAACGGGTTTTGGTCGGAAGGCGTGAACCGCAGCATTCCAATGATTAAGGCTCTGATTTCGTCTGAATGGACTGAAATGATGGAAGCTTTCAGGAACAATCAAACGCTTGTCATTCGGACGGGCTACACAGAAGCAGAAGATTCCGCCCGCGCTGTTTCTGATGCTCTGAAATGGCTGCAAGACCTAGCAACAACGAATTCATCAACGCCTGACGCTTGGCGAGACTTGTTCAGAACAGCCGTGAAAGATACGGTTGAATGCGAACTTGCTGACGTGCTGATTCGCTGCTTTGACTCTCTTGCAGGTATGTTCATAGGCATTCGGGAAACCGGGCAAGCAAATGATGCTTGGAGCGCAAAAGCCATTGCGGAGCGAATGTTGAAAATCAAGGCGCATATTGAACGGCATCTTCCGGACGGGCTTGAAGATTTCACGTTGCCGCAAGAAAAGTCAGGAGACTTGATTTTTAATCGAATCAACTACGGTCAATTGCTTGCGTTGGGATTTGTGCAGCGCAGCCAGCGCCGCGAAGATGGGGCCGAAACGGGAACGTATATGAACCCGCTTGATTTCTTTCATTCGTTGATTTACGGCGCAGCATTCGCGCTGCTTATTGCAGAGCGCATGAACATTGATATTGAATCAATCATTGAACTGACTATTCATAATAACAGCTTGCGCGGCGTGTTGCACGGCGGCAAAAAATTCTAAGCAATGGCAAGTTGGTCTGATTTCCCGGAAGCAAACACCTATTTGAAACCCGCAAAAGGTGATGAAGGCAGAGTTGGGACTTTGCCGGTTTACATTGATGACAAACACGCAATTTCCCTTTGGGACTTCAACCCGCAAGAATTGGCGGCTGTTGTCGAGAAAGGTGAAGTTTGGCTTGTTGTTCTTCATTGTCATGCAGTGCTTGCGGTTCCGCGCATCTTTGCTGAAAAGCTCAACAGCAATACAGATTTTAGTTCGGATTCCGAAAGTGCCTGCTTGTATATTTATTCTGATTATCGGCATTCTATTTTCCGTAGAAAGCTGACTGAAACAGAAGTTAGATATGCAAGCGAATTCGGGCAAGTTTGGCTTGCGGTTTCACACAACAACAGCCCGCTTGCTCCTGTGTGTATCTTTGGCGAAAAGCCGCAGGATTTGTCAAACCCGTTTAATTATTAAGCCGCAATGAAAAAGGAAACCGCAATGTCTCTAATTACTTCCGCAACTCGACTGTTGCCGGAAAAGCAGACGCACAAAGACAATAACAAGCCGCAAGCTGATTCATCGTTGCGCCTGCGTACTCTGCATTTCCTGTTTGGAATTTCGCAGACGTGGCAACAGAACAGCCGCAAGAATGACAAAGCAACCGTCAAGTCATTACTTGATTTAGCTTTGACCAAAGGTGAAGATGCAGAGGCAAACCAACTGTTTCTGCAAACCTTCCGGGCTTCTGTTGAAGGGACTTATGAAGATGCCGTTGCAACTGCGGCAATGTCTATTTTTCAGAATATCGGGTTGCAGTTCGTGTTTCAGGCGGGCGTTCCTGAATTTCAGGGTTTGATTGGCTTTGGCGAAAACATTGAAGCATCTTGCGAGAAGATGCGCCGTTTGTACGGCAAAGACAAGCTGCACTCTGTTCAGGAGGAATGCGCCCAATTGAGCGCCTGCGCTCTTGGTTTCTCGAATGATGACCGGAAGCCGTTCTTGAATCCAATTGAATCTTACGTTGCTACGCTTTCGGGCTTGGATTGGCTATTTTGGAAAACGAGTGACGTTGCAACACTTGCTGACTTTGTAAAGCTGCGAGTTGCTGCGGAAGGTTATGAATTGACGCTTCCAAAGGACGGGTTGCCGCAAGATTAATGCAGGCGAAAAAGTGTAAGGATTGCGAAAAGAACGCCGCGCCGCGCAAGGTGCGGTGTTCTTCTTGTGATTACAGGCACGAAAAGCAGGTTCGCCCGTATGAAACCGCCTTTCGTCAGTGGCGCAACAGTGTTGCCGCAAGGCAGGCGAAAGCGCCCGAAAGCCGCAAGCATGAATATAAATTTGAAATTACGCTTGAGCAATTCAAGGAATTTGCGCGGCCCGTTGATTTGCTCGACAAGCGCGGAAGGTACGCAACAAGCCTTCACATTGACCGCAAGGAAAACGAAAAAGGGTATGTTATAGACAACCTTCAACCGCTGGAAAATTCAGACAACGTTCGCAAGGAAAACGAACGCAGAGCCAAGCGGAAGGCGTATGATTGGGAGCTTGCAGAGCGCCGCAGGTTAGGTCAATACGCAAGCGAAGATGAAGCAAAAGCAGATGAAGGCAAGTCAGTCTTTTACTATGCAGTAAGCGGTGAAAGCCCGAATTTTCCCAAAGCCCCGTATTAAAAGCCGCAATGCAAAAGAAAAAACAATACTGTCATTGGCTGTCAAAACACGAACTGCGCCAACTGCGCAAGAATCTTGTTGAAGTCGAGTTGAACAAGCGGTACTTGCAGCGGGTGAAGGCCAACAAGGCAGACAGCTTTGTTCATACGTTCGCAACCTATTGCGGCATTCTAACCACTCCGCAAAAGACTGTTGCCGACTTCGCATCAATGCGACTCTTGCGAGGCGGTTTGAATTGGCTGAAAAGATTGCCTTGAAAAATAATTTCAGGAAAGCTTGACTTGCGTATTATTTTTTACCTACCTTTGGGTATACCAAAAACGAAAAGCCGCAAGCTATGTCAATGTCAGCCGCACAACTCGAAACACTGAAACAGCGCAATCCTAGTGCTTACGCCGAATACGTAAATTCTCCAATGCGTAAGTTTGACAGCCTGACGGGCGCAGAACGCCGCAACGTTGCCGCAGAAAGCATCAAGCCCGGAATGCAATTCACAAGTCAGCATCAAGTAAAAAAGGGTTATGAAGTTTGGGAAGATTGCACAGATACGGTTGTTTCTGTTGGCCCAAAGACGGTAACTGTGAAGCGCCTTTTGAAAAACGCAATGTTCCCTGAATTGGGCGGCTTTACGGTTCGCATCAAAAAGAATTTGTTCATTGATGACAATGAAGCGCAGTTGCTCTTGTCAACTTTGGTTGCAGAGGTTGAAGCGCCAAAGAACAAATATGAAAAGGCAGAGAAGATGACGGTTCGCGGGTTCTCGTTTGTTGACAATACGGGCCGCACTCTGACAATTTCCGCAGTAGGTGAAAAGACAGTGACTTACAACGGCCCGTTTGGCGGCGCACGGCTGCACAAGATGGTTTTCATTGACTCTTACATTGATATTCTTGCAGCGGCTTATGACGCAGCAAACGCGCCTACGGCTGAAATGATTGAAGTTTATGAAGATGTTGTTGCGTCTGTTGCTGGCATATCTTCGCACGTTATGAGTTCAACCGCAATCGAGTCTTGCGAAAAGCTTGTTCGGCTTGGCTATTTGGAGAAAGGCAAAACGGAAGGCAAGGGAAACGCCGCCTTGTATTACAAAGCCGATTGGTTGCCGGATTTCCCGCCCGTTGTAGTGACTGCGGAAGATGTTGCGGTTGTTGCTCCTTTGGCTGCGCAGCTTGAATCAATGGCAAAGCCTGCGCCTACAAAGAAGATGCAAGCAATTGTGAACGTTCATCCGGAATCAGCATATTCCCGCTACAACGGCCAAAAATTCGATATTGACCAAAACTTTAGCAACGGCGGCGTTTCACTCCTGATTGAAGGCCGCAACGTTGATTTCTCCGCAAGCGAATTCACTGCAATCTATACCAACGCAGAATTGAAAACGGTTGCAATCAACTCTGCGAAATGGGTTCTTGTGCAGGAAGAAAACAGCGAACTTGCAGCCGCACTCGAATACCTGAAACAAGATGCAGTAATGAGCACTGAAAATATGTCGGCAAAGCCTGCGTTTGAAGTATTCCGGCTTTGCAAGGCATACTTTGTGAAAATCAACTACAACGAATCGTTCACCATAATGCAGCGGGCAATGAACGCTTGCAGGCTTGTTGAGCCGGTTTAAATAAAGCAATGGCAACGTCAAAAGGGAAAGGCTCAACAACGGCAACAGCGGCAAATGCGCCCGCTGTTGCTTCCTTTTGGCATCCTACGCCGCAACAGATGGAATCAGCGGGTTTCAGGCTGAAAGGTATAAACGTTTGGAGTTGGTTGCATGACGGGCCAACAAAGGAGGAACGTTGGCATATAACAGTTTCGCTCTTGCCCAAATACGGGGAAATATTCGTTATTCACTCGAAACCTTGGCTGAATGCTTCACCCGAACAATACGGCCCGGTTGCACCGCTGCGAACCTCTGTGACAACGTTTCAGCTATTTGAAGCCGTACTTGTCCGTTATGGTTGGAAGATGCCAACAGCGGCAAGAAAACAGGCATAAAACGACATTATCATTTAAAGCCGCAAACTGAAATGAAAGAGGAACAGAAAAAGCAAATCATTCTCATTCTTGGTCCGGGTTCGGGCTTCTTTGTTACAGAGAGGTTGTTGCAGGCAGGCGTGAAAATTCTTGACAAGCTTGCAGATGATTACTGCATTCGCAAGCTTGATGAACACGCAGACAGCTTGCGAGAAGAAATTGCACAATGTTCAATTCCTTTCGCGCCTGAAATCGAGCCAATGCCGCACGGCCCGTATTTAGGAGGTACGGTTGAAGTTGAATGCAGTATTGAGGTTGGCGGCGAATTCCGGGCGTTTTGGGAGCGCTTTGATGAACGGTTGAAACGCATAATCAACGAGTCTCAAGCAGTGTTTGACCCTGCGCCGTTGCTTGCAATGAAGGCTCCGCAACAGCCCAAAGAAAAGCCGGTTCCGTTCAAAGGTTTTATGAGTTCACGCCGCAAGTACAAATGAAAGTCAGCTTCTCATTTGCTTGGTATGACTTATGGATTGGGGCGTTCATTGATGCCAAGAAAAGCAAGATTTACATTTGCCCGGTTCCCTGTTTTCTTATTACAATTCATCTGACACAAAAGCCGCAATGAAAAATGAAACGAAACAAAAGGCTCTCTGCTTTATTGCGGGAATCATCATTGCGCTAATAGTGGGCGCAATAAGACAGCATATTGATGACTATACTTTGTATAAACATCAAGCTTGGTATTTTCAAGAGGAATTAAGGGATTGCAGGCGTGAAAAGGAAGCCGCAGAGCAATGGGTAAGGCTTCAAAAAAGCCGGGCCGAATTAGACAAAGCAATTCGAGAACTGAAATAAGCCGCAATGAAAATCAAGCTAACAGATGAAGAAGCAATGCAGGCGGCTTTGATGTTTACTGCATCAATGGCTTTCAATTCGGAAGCGCAGGTTGCTTTCAGAAACAGGCTAGGAATTCTTGAATCAAACAAAGTTCAAAAAGCTCTTAGAAAGATTTCAAAAGCATTGCACAAGCTGAACCAAGTTGAAAGCCCGGACATAATTATTGACTTCATAATTGCCAGAAGAAAGCCGCAAGATGAAAAAGCCAACACAACTACAAAGAATTGATGATGCGCTTGCATTTGTCAAGCAAGAGCGAATTCGTCAAGAGCGCCTGCGCATAGAAAGGAATTGGGGCAATGAAAACGACTTCTTTGTTCTATCAACTGTGCTGTCAGAGGAAACCGGCGAAGTTGCGAAAGCAATACTTGAGCTAAACCGCGCAGAAAATCGGGGCGAATTCAAAAAGCGCCTGATTGAATTAGAACAAGAATCAGTGCAGGTTGCAGCCGTTGCAACTCTGATTGCTGAAATGACAGCCGCGCAACTCGAAAAGGCTTTCGGCATAGTGTATGACGGTTGGCCCGATTCAGATTGGCTCGACTTGATGACGAAAAAGGCAATGTCAGAAGTCAAGCAGGTTGTCAACAACGGGGCCGCAAATGCAACCCGCAAGATTGGCTTGTCAGTTGAAGGTGCGAAAGCCCGGCTGCGCATCCGGGAACGGGAATTGCGAATACAGAGCAAGCCAAAATATAGCGCAATTGAAAGGTATGGTGAAGCCTTGTTGATGGCTGGCAAGTCGGCTGCAAGTGTTGCAGCTATGATGAAAAACTTTCATTTCAACCTTGATGTTGTAAACCGCAATGTTTTCAATTGATGATGCAGAAAGCCTTGAGACAAACAAGTTCATGTATATGAATTTGTATAACTGTTTCTTCAACAGTGCAGTATATGAGAAGAAACTAGGTGCATACAGGTTGTTTAATATAAAAAGTATGCGTACTTGGCGGCTCTTTAATCCAATCATCAAACCCGAACTTCCGTAAACAATGGGACTCATTATTTTTCTAATCCTTCGCGCACAGGAGCGCCGCAAATCCCTTCACAATGGCAAAGACAGCAACAGCCGCAAAGAGTAGCGCAGCGGGCAAGAAAACGAAGAAAAAAGCAGTGTCAGAGTTTGACAAGCAAGTTCAGATTGTTGTTCGCCTGACGAAAGCCGTAAAAACGGCGCAAGAGAAATTGCGGATTGCAACCGCGCATCTTAAAACGATTCCCCAAAAATAAAGCCGCAATGAAAGACGAAACCGGAAAGCAGATTAAGTCAATCCGCAAGCAGATGCGGAATGAACCGCCAAAAGTGAAGCTGAAAAAGGTTGCAACAGTAGGTGTTGAAGCGCCGAAAGGCAATCTTGAAATTCAGGTTTCATTGTTCTCTGTTCACTACTCGCAGGAAGATGCGAACAAGATTGTTTTGCACTTGCGCAAGGCAATGGAAGGGTTTGTTTATGAGTGATGACAACACGCCAATCATAAACGGGCCGCAGGAATGGTTTCAAGGCGAGAACCGCAAAGAAATGGTGCGGAGCCTGCGAGAGTTGGGCGCAGCAAGTAAGGCGCTGCAAAACGATTTCCCGCGAATTCGCAACTTCCAAAATGAGTATCAACAACACCCGGAAAGCCCCAAAGCATACGTTCCGGAAGTTGAGGAATTATTGAATTGGGGCTTGATGCCGGTTGCAGATGTTCCGATTGGTATTGATGCGCAAGAACATTACTTGCTTCATGTTGGGATTCATTCGCAATACTTTGTTTCGATAAACCGCAAGACTTGCCGGTTCTACTTCCTTGTTCAGTTTGTCGGAAAAACCAGAATTGACCGTTCTATTTGGTTCCTGAATGAACAGCACTTTGAAAAGGAGTTTGCAAAGCTTGTCGAGCTTTACCGTACAATAGTTAATTAAAGCCGCAAGCATGAATTGCCCGCACGAAAACGACAAGCTTTGCCCCGTTGTGGCGCTTGGCATCAATTGCTGTCAAAACTTCCTGTTAGAACAGCCAATGAACCGCGAAGGAAGGCAACCTTGCCCCTATACGTGTATAACTGACGGGAACTGCTTGGTTACTGCCTATGACGGGCTTTGCCAATGCAGGATAGATGAAGAAAAGGATAAAAACCTTGGAATAAATCTATCAGAATAAATCAAACGTCTTTGAATAAATCAATAATAAAATATTCAAAGGTCCGAAAGTGAAAACCTTGTTTGCAGTCTGTGAACAAGGTTTTCTGCTTAAAAATGCGTATATTTACCTAGTTGCAAACAGAAAAGCCGCAAGCATGAAATCTGTTGAAATAGTCGAATTTGAACCGTCCCTTTATAAAGGGTATTTAATCAAAAGAGTTGAAACAGTCGGCAACGGAACGGCAATGATGCAGGTTCGGGCTAACATGAACGCAGGCGGATTGATTACCGCTTTCAGCTACAACAAAAATCTTGGTTTTGATATTGAAAACGCAAGAAATAAAGCCAAGAGCTACGTTGATAAGATGCTGCGAGACTTAGGCGTTAAAAAGCTTTTGTACGT